TAGTTCTGCTCCAGTAGTACCGTCGTGTGTATTTTTAATTTGTATAACAGGTTTACTAGAAGTACCGCTTTCGACACTAAGTAATGGAGTTGTGATTGTACGTGATGTAGTACTAGTCATACTACTGGTAGCAGCCGTCTGCGCAGCATCGACACTTATTACAGCACTAGCAGCAGTAAGACCTGTGCCAGCGAATAGCGCAGCGATATCGTCAATTGACTCTTTTTGAGTTCTATTAGAAGCATGAGATACATCTGCAAAAGCAATCAAATCACCGCTTGCAATAGGCGATGCCCCGGCACCATCGACATTTAGTGCAAACTCAATTGTATCAGTTCCGCCGGTAATTTTAATTCCGTCTGCTACAGTAAAAGCAATTGAATCCGCATCTACTGCTGCTGTTTGTGTTGTTGTCCCCGCTGGAACAGTAATAATACCCCATGCATTTTGATTGGTTTCACCGCTACCAGCCGCTACCCAACTCATTACACCGCTTGTTGTGGATTGTAAAATCTTACTACCGCCTGATGGTACGGCTGTTGGTAAAACATAGGCGGCGCTCGCAGTCGCACTCGCACTACCTACGAAACTTGTTATTTTATCAGTATTTGAAGTGAAACTTAATGTTCCTCCGGCTTTATGTAACGTCAAGTCTCCATCAGCACCTATGTGAAGGAGAGAATTAGCCAACAATAGTGGATTTTCTGTATCTTGACCATCGCCGGCGGAGTTAGCATAACCTATTTCATCCCAGTTATCAGCAAAGTACCCTATTGTGTACCTGTTATCCGTACTCGACATTCTACCAGCAGCATATGTACTACCAGTATCTGCGCCTGTTCCAACTGTGTAAATAATACCTTGACCTGAATCAACTACATTCTCAGCATTTTCTAAAATTAATGAATTAGCCATACCTGTATAATTATTATATACCCCTGCCATATCATCATTCGCTATATCAGAATATAATCTCGCTTCTGCATATATTGTTGTACCTCCCGTTGCTCCACCGCTTCTAGCGGAAGCATTGACTTGGAAATTAGTGGTACTTTCTCTTGCATTTCCGTTTATTTTACCCCAACTAGATGTTTCTAAACTGGTTGCAGTTAGCGTACTGAATGTACCAGCAGCCGCAGTAGTGCCACCAATTGCTAGAGGTTCATCCCAATCAGCACCACTAAGTTGCGCTACATTTAGATTGGCAACTTCGGTTGTAGATGTTACTGCCAAAGGTGCAGTCCCAGTAGCAATATCAGAGATAAAACGAGTGCCAGTTATGGTGTAATCACCAATGTCAAGATTAGCAGTCGCTGTAATTCCAGCAGTTGTAAGAGCCGTGATGGTAGTAGCAGCAATTGTTCCTCCTTCAACTGCATCTCCGCTAATTTGGTTGGCTGCAAGAGTAAGCGTACCGGCAGACACATTGAGTGTCTTACCGCTACCTACTGTAATATCAGCAGCATCAATTGTACCACCATTAATGTCAACAGTTGTAAGAATACCAGCATCGGCCACAGTTCTGCCTTCGTTAGTCCAGTCACCGGCCATTGAAGCGATAGTCGCTGCACCAGCATTAGTTAATCCATAAGCACCAACTGTGAAGTCACCAGTATCAACATCAAGTGCAACACTGCTAGCAGTACCGACAATTTTCAATTGCTTTGCACTAGTATCCCACAACATATTGTCACCACTAGTAGCGGAGTGGAATGTTACATCTACACCTGAGCCGTCAGTACCGAAAGTAGTAGCGGGCGCTGCTGTCCAATCCGAGCCGTCTAATTGTTCCACGTTCAGATTAGCAACTTTAGTTGTAGATGTAATTGTAAGTGGTGCAGTACCATCAGCAACATCCGCTATCAGAGTACTTGCTCTAAAATTGTAAGCGCCTATGTCTGTATGAGCGCCAACTCCTTCAACGATAGCAAGTTTCTGTGCTTGAGAAGTTGTTAGTGTACCACCCGATACATTGAGCGTTTTTTCACTACCTACTGTAATGTCAGATGTATCAATGGTAGTACCGTCAATTGTACCACCGTTAATGTCTGTTTTAGAAATAACTACTGAGCCTATTCCATGAGGTGTAATGTTAATAGCGTGGTTACCTGATAAAGTTGAAATTGTAGAACCGTTGATTTTTAACGGATTACCTGACGCTGGTGTACTCTGTAAAAATCCAGCCGTTAATAAGATATCTCCATCGGTTAATGTTAAATCGCCGTCGTCTATATCTAATCCTGTTTTTACGCTAAAGTTTCGTGCCGTACCCATATCATTTCACCTATATTATATTGTTAATGCTTGCCACGATACGCGCACCGTTACACTCTTGTCGGCTATCGTAGGCGTGACTTGTAATTGAATGTATTGACTATTTCCACTTCCCGTTACAACGCCTTGATACACCCCTTGTTTGGCTGTTACGGTTGTCACCGTACCATATACAGACAGAAATACATCGTCTGCTATAATATCGGCTGCGGCGTTGGTTGTACCGCTATGAGTAAGCACCATTTCCGATGTCTCATACGTAGAATCAGTAGTATTTTCAACCGAGACAAGTAGTTTAGCGGCCTTAAATTCTGTTCTCTTAAACAGATTAATTGTTATTACTGATGCGCCTGAAGCGTGCCCAACGACTCCATTCCATGTACGAGTACCAGTACCGTAACCAAAGCCGAGTTCCTCTACTTGGAATGGTGCATCGGGTGCTGCTTGGTTGATACCAACTCGATTATTTGCAGAGTCAGTCTTCAATAGATTCGTGTCTATTGTAAGGTTGGTGGAAACAAGTGTGTCGAGATAACCTGTGGCAAATCTAATTGTATCTGAGCCTATATTCAAAGCACTATCCGATGCGGGAAACACATGTTGATTAAATTCCCAACCATCAGTATCGTTCATCCATAGTATACTTTTGTCGCTATCAGAAGACTTGACTATTATACCTGCACCGTCTACTGCTGCATCGTCACCCTCTGAGCCGCTAGGTGAGTGTGCTAATTCTATTTGTTTGTCGTCTATCTGTAATTCGCTGACATTCAATGTTGTAGATGCACCGCTTACAATTAAATTACCTGTTACAGTCAAGTCTTGATTCACAGTCAATGTACCTGCTGGGCCTATACTAGTGATGCCCGCTTGATTAGCGTCAACGCCGATTACAGCGCTAGATGCGGTTAAACCCGTACCTGCGAATAATGTAGCAACATCATCTATTGATTCTTTTTTAGTAACATTAGAAGCATTTGTGTCTGAAAAAGATACGAAATCACCTGATGCTAATACAGCAGCAGATAATCCGTTTATATCCATTAATCCAGCACTATCAGTAAATTGAACTGTTGATGCACCGAACTTGAGTACATCGTTACCGTCGTCATACCACAAGGTTCGCGCATCCGGTCCTGAACCAGCAGGGTTGCTTGTCACACTGGCTTTGAGTGCTATACCACTAGCATCGGTAAGAAGTCCTCCCATAATTATCGGCCCACCTACGTTGAGTGTGTTACTCGCTGTGGTAAATGTGAGTTGCGCGTCGTTGGAAAATGCACTACCGTCGCTTATTTGTATAGCGCCTGCCGAACCGCTCACGCCCGCTGCTGATGATGTTGCGAATACTTTGACCCATGCAGTACCATTGTAAACAAATATAGCAGATGAAGATGTACCTACATCTCCCACAGTAGCAGAGCCATTACTGAGTCCACTAGGGTCAAATATGACTTTATGAGTACTAGACTGAGCATTATTGACTATAATCATGTGACTTGGAGGAAAGGTACCAGTAGGTGTTATGTTAATATCACCGCTTGCTGGCGTTGCGTTAAATATATTCGGCCCGTCGAATCTAACGTTCTGTGCCGTATTCAATACACTAATTTTATTCGGACCGATTCGATGTGTTCTTCTTGAGCCGCCTTGTTTACCGCTAAAGTACAGCACGTGGTCTCCATCTGTGCCATCGGTACCATAACTGTATGATTGCCATATAGCGCCGAAGTTGGAAGATGATAGTCCCCCTACCTCATCTCCACCGCCATGCATACCATCTAGGTCTGCTGCTGAATCAACTCTGTTGCTTTGGTTACCAACAACGCCTGTAGTCATAGGACTAAGGTAAATAGGGCTAGGTTTTACGAATGTACGTACGTCATATACAGTATCCACTTCCATATCTAAATCCCCTGCACCTGCGTTAAAAATACATTTTACAACTGCGAGGGCTGTGCTTTGCTTAGATGCGAGATTTAGACTACCATTTAGACCACTTGTATCACTCAGGAAATTTTCAGGTGTTACAGGAAATCCTGTGGATACTGCGGTGCCCTGTTCAATGTGGATACCGTATCTTGGGGATTCTGTGTCACTACAAGCATAAACAACTAACAAACAAGATTGGCCGGTAGTTAATGCGGATGTGCTACCTTCGATAGTACTTTGTTGTAATGTTATAGTTTGTGTAGCACCTGCCGCTATGTTACCAAAAGGTATGATTAATCCATCTAATACAGAATAACCGCCTCTTACTATAATTGAGTTAGTTCCATTGTCCGATACATATCCCGGTGTAGTTATCTTCGCATTTCTATTACTGTCACCTGTCGCTGTATCTTCATACATCAAGATTCCATTACCATGTATACCTTCAAATATATTCGTTAAAGATGGAGAGAGAATATAATCCCCATCTGTCAATGTGCCCGTATGTCCTGAAACGACGTTTTCTACCATAATATCACTTTACCTCTATCATTAATTGGATTACTACTTCGTTTGTTGATGTTTTCTTTATCGGATTGAAAACATGTCTTGTAATCGGGGTGAATCCGCTTGTACCCCTTAATTGCACGAATACTTCTTTGAGTGTTTCGTCGAATGTGTCTGCTGTTGTTAAACTACCCTCTACTAAAAGAGTTGAATTATCCATAATACGTACAGTAGGTATTATTGTTATCGCTGGTCTACCTGCACTTCCGTCACTACTAGTAGCAGGCGTACTATCAAATCCGATAACCATTTCATTGATGTTATCGGCTATTGTTTCTATCATCAATCGCTTCAAATGGTCGTTTGCTGGCATTATGATTCCCCCTCTATTATTATGGTTTCTTTTTCGATGAGTCCGATAGTCTCGTTGTTCCCACCGAGCACTCCCCTTTCGCTATTTCGGCCAATAAGGAAGCCCGCGTGTGATAATTCAGTAATTGTGATTGTGGGTGTGACAATTATTTCTATATTATCGAAGAATGAAAAATTCTCAGTATGTATCTGATTTGTTTTGTCCGGCCTTCTCTTAGATGTTTCAGTAATACTACCTTGTTTTATTCCTTGTAAAACACCTTCAAGACCTGAATTTGTACTTAAGAAGGTGAAATTACTCAAAGCGTTAGATAATCTATGTTGCGCTTTTAGTATAGTTAATCTATTACCATCATATTCTATGATATCGCCCGGTCTAACATCCCATAAGTTAGGATGTCCGTCAGACCTTAGCGAACCCGATACAGATGCATTTGCTTTTAGAATTTGACGCGCCACTGTTTTTGCACGAGATGTACTAGTGATAGATGCATCAAAAATAGGTATTGAGTTTTCCAGTATATCAGAACTGTATTTACTCTGCTGTTTACTTCTATCATCCATTGTAAGAATCAAGTTTTCATTTAATGCTATTTGTTGACCTTGAACGGTTATACGGTTTTCTATATTGTCCATCGGACTAGAATCTTTAGAACCGAAACGAATATTTCCATCTATTTTTCTACTCACATCTGCAAAGTTAAACGGTACATAGTTTAAGACTCCGTGTTTATTCATTATAGTTACTCGATTATCATGTCTAGTAACAAATCGTAAAGCGGTAATTAGATTAACACCATAGAAATCTGCTGCTAAAAACACGTTACTGTTTTTACGTCTATTATCGCTCATTTTAGTTACTGTTCTAGATGAGCCTAATGTTACAGCGGTAATAGCGTTAGGTACACTTTGAGATAAATTAATTGCTAAATCGGTAGTTCTGAAGCCTATGTCCATATTTTGTCCTAAATGTATGATGTCGTCATCAAAGCCTATTTCTTTGAGAGTGCGGGTTTTCATATTTCGTAAATCAATCTGTAATCCATTATCAGTTGATGTCATAGTACTTCTCATAATTCTATCTACGGGATTATCTTCACTATACAACAAATCTGTAACTGTATTTTTACCTTTACTAGACCATACATCGCTTTTCAGCGAATGACCGTCAGTTTCAGTATGCGTAATGATAATACTAGATTCAGATTCAACTAAAGAATATGTACGTTCTGTCGCTAAATCGTAATTATCAGCGTTTACCGCTTCGATAGTAACTCTAGTCTTACCTGCACTTCTAGGCTCTATCTTAGCATAATGTACTGCGTTGTCTATGAACACAGGTTGTCTAATATCGTTCATTACATTAGTCAAAGTACTATCGAATCGACCTTTTGATGATTGAATAAGTCCCATTATGCGCCATCTCCGCTATGGTCTGTAACGTTAAAATCAACATCACCCTTGTGACCTTTATTATGTAAAGATTGACTAAATCTTGGTTTTATGCTGTAATCACTCCTTTTTAGTTCATCATCTGTATCTTTCTCTTGCCTTCTTCTAGGTGCATCGGAACGATGGTGTTGTAGCGTGTTTTCGCTTATAATGACCCTCGATACGCTAGATTTTAGACTAGTACTATCAAATCCAGTTACACCTGTACCAAGTAATTTTGGACCATAACTTAGAGGGGTTGTGAATGCGCTTGTGTGGTCAAATACGAAGATAGGTAGGTATGGTCCATTACCATCAGGTATACTTCTACCTGTCGTGAGGTTTGCTGTTGGCGCTCTACCATTTTCCGTCTCATATGTAAATATACCATACTTACCTCCCGAAGTCGCATGTAGGTAATTTTGAACATATTGCGGCGAACCACTATGTAGTGAATTGTGTATACGATATACTTCAGTATGTTTAGCGTCTAAGACTCTTACAGGTCTAATCATGAACTTTACAATATTATCTTCTTCATTATTTCTAACAGTATCTGTGTTATATTGGTTAACGTCTTGGTAAGGATTACTAGTATCATTACTACCAGTTAATGAGGCTACGCCCCAACCTAAGTCATTGAATAAACCAGCATAACTCTTTGTTTCAATTATGTATGAGCCACCATATGGTCTAAACACATTAGTATGTGAATATCTATGTACAGCAGAAACAGCAGAGCCAGCGCCTTGTCTATTAAATCCAATAGATGTATAATCAGCATCTGCTAGGCTACCTTCAATTTGCATAGCGCCTTCCAATATAACTCGTTGACCTATATTTCTGTCGGTATGTAAACTGTGAGCCTCGGTATTAATTACAACGTGGTTTTGTTCTATACCTTCTACTACTTGTGCGTCTAAACCAATCCTTGGGCTGTTTCGTGAAATAACGTCCTTATGCACGCTAGTACCTATTATTTCTTCTACTCTATCACTAACTGTTGCTTCTGATTTCAACAAACCAAAGTCATCTATACCTAGTTTAGCACTGATACCTCTCTTAACTTCATCGGCTTGCAGTACAGCGTTACGCGGGCGCAACAGGCCATCTCCAAACAACGGTTCGGCAGTATTATGACTCAGTACAATACCAGTCTTATGCACAGGAGTTGATAGTTCTGTGAGTATATCTTCATTGAATGCAGTTGGATATCTTACACCTCTTCCATTACCCATATCACCTACACGCAGTGAATGCACAGGCGCAAACACATCTACTAATTCATTCGTGTTAGCGTTGTTAATATTATTCAACACACCACCGAATCGAGGTATTGTATAACCGTCAGTTATTGTTATATTTCCATTAGTCAAGTTGGCTATACCTTTCAGATTGAATAGAGGTTTACCACTGTTCCAAATACGCGCATGTGCAGTATTGCTACCGTTGTCATATGCGTCACCGCAATCCCATGATGGTCTAATACCGAATCCGCGCACTGGAGCACGCCTTACAGCCTCTCCACGCTCATTACCCCACCAATCTATCAGATAGTACTGAGAGGCCACAGATAGGCTTGTTTCTCCTTTACCCTCTTCATCACCCCACCAGTCTCTTTCAGTACGTGCTGGATTTCGTATTGTGCGCACTGGTGTACCGAAGGGTCTTGACATCCTTCTACCATCGCTATATCTCACTTGCCAACCCTCTTGGTCTTGATTTAACATTCCTGTAAAGTTGCTCTGACGTTCCATAATCCCAACATACGTGGTTGGTTTATCCACATTGTTATTTCCAGCACCACCGCCGTATGACCATTGAAGGTTAACACCATCATTCGCTTGGTTGCTGATTTTGTAGTCCTCTGTTTGTATAAGTGGACCTGCGTCGTAGTTAGTGGTATTTTGAGCAGAACCTGATGCCCCTGCTTCATACACTGCACGCACGCTGTTGATATCGTATCTTGGTCTGTTATAGGCTTGACGTACAGCGTTACGGTAACCATACGGCCTTCTTCTAAACTCATCCATGGAACCAGTCGCAATACCCGCAGATACAGCATAACTACCATCATCGTCAGAATCTATCCACTCTAAGTTGCTATTAGAGGCGAAATTAGCGCTTGTAGACGTATTATGTACATTCCAAGACGTAGAGGCCATTCCATACAAGTCTAGTTTACTTGCATGTGGACCGCCACGACTGCCACAAGGCCAAAATCCGTTTAATGTGGGTTCTGTGAACGTTAAAGCGCCATTTGTGACAGTAAGTCCACCATTCGACACAGTTGCACTTAATTCAAAAGTGGTAGAGTTAGTTATACTGGCTACTGTTGTTCCTGATGGTATCCCAGCACCAGTCACACCCATACCGACTACCAACAACGATGTACTATCCATTGCAACAGTAGCATCATTGTTTGTAAAATCACAAGTTCTATCTATGAATTGAGATAATGCACCAATTTTATTTATACTAGGTCTCTTAATTAAGTAATCAAATGGGCCTGTACTCATTGCATGTGTAAAATCGTGATAATGTATAGTTTCAAAATGTTCAGGTAATGAATTATATGCTGCTTTGTTAACTGCATTACCTTTCCAACTACGAGATGTATTATCTGAGAAGTATGTATTAGGTCTACCGAGGTTAGGATGCCACATACATAGGAATGCATCAGGTACATGATTACTATATGTATCTTGATTACCATTAATTATATCAGGTAATATATTCGCAAATACACTCTTACGTTTATTCGTAAGTAGTTCACCCGCTGGTAATGTATTGTAACTATGTGTTAAAGTAAGTATTGCATCATCATATATGTTATCCCAAAAACCATCAGCGCCTGATTTAGCACCTAATGTCAATGTTTTGGGTATATTGATTGTTGCAGCAGTATCTCCACTAACGCTCGTTAGGGTTTTAGTATAGATTGTTCCATTCTTACCAGTATACTGTATTCTTTGTTGGTAGTAAGGATACATCGGGAACGTATTTGCGTTATCTACAACTATTGTTCCATTAGTATTGAAAGATACAACAGTACATTTTGGATTTAGACTTATACTTTTATTGTATTTATCATATATATCAAAGTACAAAGATGTATATCCGTTAATAGTTAACTGACTTCCTACACTTCCAAATGTACTTCTCATAAACATGTAGTAATCTTCGGGACTATATTGAGATAGTTTTCTGTAATTCGTTGCTTCTGAAAGTGCTGACCCATTATGTTTGATTGCATTCTTATGTAATATGCTCCACCAAGGTATATGCAAAGTATGTGCAGGGGTTGCATCGCTGAACATTTTGCTATATGGGAATCCCTTTCTTGTAAATGTAGGGCTTTCTGTTAATTGTATACCTACATGGTTATACAACATCAATGGTGGTATGTTTGTGAATTGACTTCCTTGGTCATTACTAATATCTAATATTGCTTCATTGATGAATACTTCACAACCTCGTACATCCGCTTGTGTGGCTTTTGCTAATACTAATGTAAGACCACCTTTAGCACCATCCACATTACCGTTACTATCCATTTTTATGCCAATAACTGTGTTTATTTGCTGACTGGTCAATGCAGCGCCTGAATTGTTGTGATAGCCTATTAATTGATTATCAAACACATTAGGCTGTATGACTATTTGGTAAGCACCCACTTCCGCAGGGTCGGGGAAGTGTCTACCTTGTGTATATTCACTAGCAGCCTCAAGTACAATACTGTGACCACCTGCTTTGTTAACCGTTGCTGCTAAAGTTGTACTTGTACCATCAGATGATGCTAATATACCGTAACCGTCATATTTCACACCACTCTCGAACATAAGGGTAAATGCACCGCCATGTACGTCGCTGGGACCGCTTGGGGCTGCATTTATCCCACTAAAGTTAATTTCAGCATCCATTGCATGAATGTTTTCAGTTATAGCGCCCGTACCTATTGCAGTACCTACCGCTGCTTTTTTATTAGTTGATGTAGCGTTATCACTAATTAGACCTGAATCAACGAAACCGTTTGTCATTTGGTAATCAATCAAATGTCTTCTGTATAGATTTTGATAAGCAGGGTGCGCCCAATGTCCGGGCAGCATAGGCATAGTGGGTGTAACGAAGTGATGTCCCATTCTTGGGAATGGCATAGGTGTCAATACAGGTTTACTGTATGCGTCGTAGCCTACTGTCTGCCCCGATACATAATACAGAGTATTAGCCATATCAGGAGAGTTGCCGCTAACCTCTGCATGGTCTGATAAACGACGTGCTGCGAAGAACCTGTTGCTTCCCGCAGGTATGTAATACGATGGTACTACCTTTAGATTTGTAACAGTTTGACCTGCCATAAATGTAGCGAAGTTGACATCTCCAATAACATCTATTGTAGCATCGTTTTGTGCTATATATGTACACACAGCACCTTCATCGGTTGTCGGGTTGTACACACGTAGGAACTTTCGAGTATCTTCTTTAGTACCAAACCCAGCATCGAATACTTGTACATCTAATGTAGCATCTACTGTCAATACATTGGTGCTAGAATCCCATGCTGTAACAGATACTATGTCAGTCTCTACGCCACCTGCGTGTGTATACACAGTAGGATAGCGGTGTGTATGAGAATGACCCATTTTAGTGACATGGAAGAATAGTGTACGGTCATGTAATTCATAACTAGTCTGTAATGGAGAGTTGTCATTCCACGCACCTAGTTCTGAATCGAAGGTTACTGGGTTGATACGTTCCCAGTTGTGATTCTCATATGTTGGTGCTTGACGTGGACCCGCTACGCTATTATCAAATAAATGTCCTATGTCACTCTCACTCATATCAGGATGCATCATACCACCTGAACCTATTGTTTCGTGTTGGTACGCTTGTATTGGGTCGAATCCTGAACGAACTACTATGTTGCCCGGTATGCTGTTAGGGTCAGGTAACTGTACTTTCAAGTTAGGTATCTTACCACTATTAGCAAGTGCAGGCGCGTTACCTTTCACGCCTCTGTTTTCAGGTACACGGAATCCACGTATGATAGTCCCCAGCGGGCTACCGCCCTCTATCTTGTGTACTTGCCCTGTTTCATCTCTAACTGTAATACTTTGGAATTGTATCTCCTCATTAGGTATATTCAGTACATTACCAATCTTGTATGGATGTTTACGCATTAATTCAGGATGTGCTAACTCCTGTGCTTGTAGTATAGGTAACATTGCACTATTAGTTGTTTCAAAGGAGAATCTTACGTTACCGTATATCTTCTCACCAGTCTGATATGCTGTGTTACTATTCACACGTGTCATCCACGGTACTGCACCAAGACCACGTGCATTGATTGCTGGCATACTGAGGTTACCACCATCCATTCTCTTCCACACTATATTCTCTACTGAGAAGTTCTTAGCGGCTGAATCTTGATACATCTGTAATGCGTTTACATCACCCATCCAATAATTAACGGGGAAACCACTACTATGTGCTGCTGCATATTTATCAGCAGATGTATTACGTTCTGCATCATCTGTATGTAGTAATGCAGAACCAACAGAATGGTCTAGGTCGAACAGTAAATCACCTGTCTTATTTAGACCCGGTGTAGCGTTTTTCAATAACAAATCAGTAGGTGTGGCGCTGTGAAAATATGTTCCTGAGCCGCCTGAGAATGTTGTATCAGCCCAATTACCACCACCATCTCCAACAGGTACTGTCGTACCTTCAACGATTAGAGCCTCTACATTCGGTCCAGCGTTTGCAGGTGCGATGAATCTATCTTGACCGTGGAATCTTTCATCCCATTGTGTAGTACCAGCGTATGTGATTGGGTTACTACCTTGTCCTATGATTTGTAACCAATCACCGTTTGCAGTTATTCCGTCTCTATCGAACTTTGCAATTAATGAACTCTCACATTCGTAACTGACTACTAAGAATGCACTACTGTACAACCCCTGTGGTGTTGTTAGTTCCTTAGGTAATGTAGTGGTGTAGTTAGTAGGTGCGACCCATTGATTATCATTTCCAGTAGCATCCGTATCTGTAAATCTATATCCTTGATTATTACTAGTATTTACATCTGTATCTAGACTAGTATCCCAACCACCACCGCCATTAGTAATTAAGTTGTATTTTTCATAGAAGTAAGTCTTGGTAATATGTCTACCTAATGCATCTCCTATACCGTCAATCGTAGGTGTACTTTCAGGACTCCCTTGCATTGGTGCTACAACAGGTATGTTACTATGTACGTTCATTACTGTACCAGCAGTTCCGTATGGTGAGAAGTTAAGCATCTCATGGTATGCACCTAACCCAGCAGCATATCCGCTAGTTGTTGTAGAACTGGTATTCTTTGTTATAGTAGTACTTATCTTCAAACTATTCAGATAAGAGTATCTCTCACCATGCCAACCAACTGCACCTATTGGTTTTGTTCTATCAACAGCATCTACAATACCTGAGAAGTGAACTTGTGTCATGTGGTCGCGTGCTGACACATTCTCGTTATTGAAACGCATTGTACCCGCTTTGCTCCATACATAAAGGGTGTAAGAACTAGAAATTGAATCAGTAAAAGCCGTTCCATCATTATCTATGTGTTTTTCCCAAGTTTCAGGTGCTTCTATTTTATTCAAACCGTCTATTCTATTAGGCGCAAGATAGAATCTAACTTTCCAATCGCTACTATCTGCTAATACTTCCCTAGAATGATAGCAAGCGAATCTAGTGTTAGTCCCTTGATGTAATCTAATCCAACCTGATGCGGGTAATTGTTCTAATGTTGTTTGTGAACTATTTGCTGGACTATCTACGTAATTACCAGTAGCGCTATCATTCACATAATTAGATTCTCCAGCAAGCGGTATCCACCCGTATCTATCTTGACGCATTGCATTACCCATAGACGGCATATGCGTACCGCCTAGAGACTTGAGTGCCCCAGCGCCGGGGAATGCGTTTATTGCAGCACCTAGTACAGTAGCGAGTTCTTCACCGTTCTGACAACGTGTCGCATCTACTACGATGTATTCCATCTTTGCATCTGCTGTTGCTACGGCTTCACTACCATTCCCTATGTAATCTAAAATGCGACCTGTAAGCACGCCCGAAGTTCTAAACGCAGTAGGGTGTATTTGGTTTGCACGTTCCCAATTGCTACTCAATACCCTAGCGGCAGATTTACCCACGTGTGGCGGATTGAATGTAATTTGATTGTCTAACCATGAGCCGCCCGGATGGAAACCACCATCCATGTGCCATACCGTATCTGCCGCCATAGTGATACCAAATCCAATAGTAGGCGTATGTATCTTAGGATGTATATGTGTTAAGTCGTATCCTATTTGCGCTGTACCTGTTACATCGTATGGTGTGCTATCGTTGAACTGTTGACCATAATGCCTACCATGTTCAGGTCTTTGTGAGAACTTACCCTTCCAACAGTATCCAGCAGGGCTTTCCCAATTTACCATTGCTCTCCAATGGAAACCAGCAGTAGCGTCGTAGTATACCTTGCTCGGTGGCATGAAATTGTATTTCTCATTAACAATATGATTCGGGAATACGTGCCTTGAGTCTGCAATAGTTTCGTCTAATGGTATAGATGCCCACGTGTTACCGCTTACGATAACTCTGCCCGGAAATGGCTCTTTGGTATTAGCGGCATTACCACTATCTGCATCAGCCACTTCTTGTGTAAATGGAAATGCTTGACCCGGACCAAATATTAGGTAAGTGGTCTTACTATCTGTACCATCTGCGTGGTCTTCATATCGTGCAGTCGGATGAGCAAACCTTAGTACAAGTGGTACTGGTTTCGCTTTTATCTCACCTGTACCGTATGTTACACCACCCTTACTAGGGTCTCCACCCTTACCCAAATCAGGTGCGAGAATGTTTTGTTGATTGAATGCAGGTGGAGTAATACTACCACGATGCTGATTACACAATGCAGCGCCGGGGAAGAATGCAAACATTGCATTTCCATCTAACATAGCGTAACTCGTAGATATTTCATTGGCATTCTGTAATCCGGTGACACCAGTTGGCCCGTTGGCGTATGGATGAGTATAGAATGATGAATAGTCATTTGTGGTTCCGTCATTAACGTCGAGAGTAACACCGCTGAATCCTCCACCAAAGAAGAGGGGAACACTGTGGTCTTTACTACTTTTTCCACCACGGAAGTAAACTATTGGTTCAGAGAATACGCTACCGATAGAGCGCAGTCCATCGAACTCTCTTGTATTGTCAGTAGATGCATATAGAGATGTTAGTAAATCTATGCTACCTTGGGCAGTAGGCCAATTTTCAGTAGCCGTATCTGCAACCCATTCTAAAGTAGTTACATCTGAACTAGTTAGCATTCCTTTAGCAGTCGCAACAATACTTTTAGTAGAAGAAATCCATATTCTTTTTCTTTCAGGTGCACTTACCAATGACGGTGTTGGGGAAGGTCTGTAATAAGGTATCATCAAATGGTATGCTCTATGTGTTAAATCTGCTCTTAATCCAAAAGAGGCACTTTCACTAACATCAATGATTACATGAGGGTTATCTATTTTAGGTAAAATGTGGTCTCCACAAGAACGAGTGAATTGTACGCCTCTCAATCCTTCTGACCAATTATTAATATCAACTGGTACGTTTTGTGAATCAACTAAAACTGGTGTTGCAGTATTAGCATTACTTCCCTTAGCCAAGGTATTAATTTGCAATAAAGTGTAAGGTATATAACCACAATCTACGTTTCTACTGCTATCATCTATTAATGTATCAGTTACTGCACGCGATGTACCAAAAGTCCAATCAGCAGTACCGCTAGGTCTAACTGCTTTTTCTATTTCTCCAAACTCTAAATGTGCTGCTTTAATTCCTTGGTCTTGATGTAAAGTAGCAGTAAAACTTTTACTTAATGGTTTAATCTTATTTTTAGTATCATAACTTCTTATCTTAATTGCATTAGGGCTTACACCCCATTCACCTAATGTTTTTCCATCTGCTGCATACATATTAGTACAATCGAATGTTAAACCATCTTCTGTATTTATTTCTTCACCTGCGTTAATTGCGGCTGCTGTTACGGCAGCCATAATCTCATCTGTTAACAAACAAGTCCAGTTAGCAGATGAAGATATTTGATAAAACTCATTCATAGTTGCTAATTGAGTAGACGTTATACCTTGTACTCCATAGAATACATCTCCGTCTCTATACGTATAAGACGCGGTATATCCTAAGTTTGCAACTGCCGAAGGAGCATTAGTTTCTTTATATCCTGAAATATGTATAACGCCATTTTCTTTAGGAAATCCATAATAACCTAATTTATCACTACCAAAAGAAGTAGTAAATGGTACTTTATGAGTTATAGTTAATTTAGTACCGCTAAGAACAATATCATCTACGAGAATAGTACAATCAGGCGACGGTACACCTCTCCACTTACCACCTAACCAATTATGTTCAGTAGTAGTAATATTTACACTAGAGCCATCTATTGTGGTAGTACTTGCAATTTCCATACGACCTGTAATATCTCCTGAACCTTGAACGTGTTTTCCAATAGTGAATCCACCTTGTGCTACGTCTCTGTCGTCAAAGAATACACAGACTTCATCATCTATTGTATTAGGTAACGAAGTATTGTTATTAGCAAAAGCATCTCCTATTTTTTTGTAGATAAAACGAACACCCGAATCTGCACCTATATTATTCTTAAATCTAAATCCATAAATCGGCTCATTACCCACTACATCGCTAGATATATCTTTAGTAGGTATGTAACTTGAGTATGTTGTTGTAGATAAAGTCCCATATCTTTTAGTGTAAGAGTTGCTATTTTGCTCTCCACATCCCCATTTACCAGCATGGGGAGACCAACCCGGTACACCGCTTGCTACTAACCCACCAAAGTTTATTCTTCCAATAGCGTTTGTACCAGTTCTTAAACCTTTGATTAATGAAGATGATGAACCTTTAATGTCTAAAGATTCTGTATTTATTGTATTGTGGCCTTTACCGCTAATTGAGTCAGACACTGCTCTCATTACAGCATTATCATCGTAGTCTGCAACACTAATTACATCTTCACCACTATTAGACGATGTAATATATTGTTGTAGTGTAGTAATCGGTGCAAACGGTCTACCGTGTTTATTCAAAGGCATTGGAGCAGGGTGCATATTTTCTCCTTCTCTTTCATCAGGTAATGCCCAAAAGTTTCTCCATCTACCTCCATGTCCTACTAAGAATTGAGGTTGATAAGACGTTTGCCCGTTACTATTATCTAACCAAGCACAGAAGTTTCTACCACTTGCCCCCGGTACTGTACTATGAAGAACAATTGTGTAACCTACATTCCCGTTTAAATCTTGAACTTCCCTACCTATGTGAGCGCGTATATACCCCATATGTGTACCCCTGTCTCCGTTATCAGTATCCCAAAACGGTGAAGGGTCGTGCGCTGAACCAGTTTGTACTCTAGCAGTTAACGCAGCATGTTGATTAACTAAGCGAACTATTTCTTCTGCACCCGCTAAAGTGTTTACTACACTATCTTTTTGGGATACTACACCTAAGTCAATCGTCAATCTTCTGATAAAATCCATATCTTTCCATTGAGGTAAATGCTGTAATCTAGATTCACCATGTGAAGATAAATCAAGAGTAGTATTACGTATACCCTTTAGACACAAAAATGCAGGTATAACTCTAGTACCATCAGGAGTATCAAAGAAAGTAGACGGGTCTCTTAAAGAGCAACCAGTAGTATCTGTTCTTAATGAAGATAGTTCTTCTACATACACACTAACATTATTATTTGGAATGCGTGAAAAAGAATGTAATGGATTAGCAATTTTGAATAATACTACACTATCGTTAGTTCTAGGCGTAAGACTGTATCCTGTTGAAAGTCCACTAACTTCTCCACCATAGGAATATCCCGTATGTACGTGATGGCCGTGTGCCTTACCATACAATCTAGCCCCCTCTATTTTTCTACCATCTGTCGGTAGAGCAGGTTCGCTATCAACTTCGGTTAAACTATCAATAGTGCTACTATCTAACAAATCATTAGTATGTCTATTTGCTAAATCATGTGCGTAAGCGCTTTCTATATACTTAGATTGTTGAGTACTTCGTATGTATGGGTTCTGAGATAAAAAGCCGTTTGTAACATCTATTTGCGTAGTCCATGGACTTGGACCTGAACCGTTGTACGCAGCGTTGACTTTGTGTAATTCTGTTCTACTTGTGTCGCCGCTTTCTACCACTTCTTTAGGCCAACCTATTTGTGTAGCCTGTGAACTAGTCTGCACTTGCATGTGTATATCTTGGAATGCGATGAACTCTTTGTCATGTGCCACATTGTATAACAACACACGTGCGTGTTCGTCGGTAGACAAGTAAGGGTCGATATAGGCTACAACGGGTGCTTGTGCCGATGTAAGTCCGAGTGCTAGATAATTTTCTTCAACTGTTCTGTTTACATGTTGCACATAATTTCTTGCAGTTTCTAAACAAGTGTTACCAATTAAAAAGTTCTCTAATGGGATGCTATCTCTAGGGTTAGTTGTGTCTAATTCACCTGCACCATTATCAAACGCATTCCACACTTGTGATTCATTCAACACACCTCTACTCTTAGCGAATAGACCTTCGACGGCATGAGGGTTATTGTATGACATATTAGCCCATACTGTATCTCCGTCACGAAGTCCACCTTGTGCATACGGATTTATCCATGTAGCGTTTAACACAGCATCTTTATCTTCATAATCACCAATCCATACTGCAAGTTTAGCACTAGAAGGTATTACTGGTCCGGTAGCACTCAAAGTGATAGTTTGTTCATCATCACTATTTGCTTCTGTAACTTTAGTAACAGTACCTATTTTTCTGATTGTATCAGGACTTCCATCAATGTAATAATAAATAATATCATCTTTCTTTACATTTATACCATGTAAATTATTTACATTCTTACCAGCCTGATTAGTGATTTCTATACTAGATGCAGCACTTGCTGCTGTAATCGCTATGTTAGTATCAATATTAAGACTGTTTTTTAATTCACGATAGTATTGAGAGCCATCACTAACTATCGCACTTACAGAAGTACCGAGTATAGTTCTACGCTTACTTGTAAGTGTTATATCTATTCCATCAGGTAAACCATGACCGTATAGTACAGTATCATCGCCTATTGTTCCAGTAATACCCCCACCGACAGTAATAGTAGTAGAGGAGACAGCAGTGATTTCACCTCTGTTTGTACCATTCGCAATAAATATAGAATCTCCTACTGTAAAAATATTATTTGGTGTACCAACAGATGCACTCATTGCATTAGTATGACCATTACTATAATTGCTTCCTAAAGGATTGTTAATTGTTATGCCGTATGATACAAGAGGATAGGTACTACCCGAAGATTGCAATACTAAAGTAATACTATTTTTAGGAGTAGCGACACTGTTTATTGTTTTAATATGACCATGATATTGATATTTGTAAATTGTACCATTATCGTTGTATTGTACTTCATAGCCTAAATCGCCAGTAGCAGAGGATGCATCAGCAAGTGTATCATATCCTAGATTTGGAAACTTAACGAAGTCATCGGCACTTAGTGTAACTGTAATTGCTTTATCGTTATACGCACTTAATTTTGTTACAGTAGCAGACAACACCTTACCAGTAGCACGTTTACTATCTATTCTTGCAGCATGTGGATTACTTTCAGGTCCAGCCTTAAACTCAACCGCACTAACATATTGACGTAAACCATAATCTACATTTCCACCTTGAGTTTTAACACTTGCAGCATCATAATAGTATTCATCTCTATTTTCATAATCTGATGAAGGGGTTAAAATATCTGATGATATAGCCCTTACACTATCGTCTACTACTGGACCACCAATAAATACACTAACACCGGGTTGTAAAAACTCTGTAAACTTTTCAGTCATGTTATACAAAGAATTGTTAACTAAACCAATTTGTAAATATCCATCACTAGAAGGATTATTTCTATACCAAGCCCAATCTCCACTATTTAAAAATACTTTTCTATATCTTAATTGTGTATCTATATCTTGAAAAGTAGATGCAGACGTTGTTGCTGCTGGAAAAATACCTATATCATTGACATACAGTTTTAGGTTAGTTGCATCCCATTTTATTACAGAAGTAGAAGGTACGTGTGTATTATTAGAAATAGCAGTAGAATATGCAGAGTGTGCTTCTCTATCAGCAAGTTCATTTTCGCTTTTTTGCCTTCTACCAACTGGACTAGGATTGTACGTGTGTGCGGTATGCGTCGCATCTACATGTATTTTAAAAGCGTTATTTGGTCCTACTGAATCGTGGAAAAATTGTTCTGCAAATACAGGTATTTCTGCAAGTGCTCTAGTACTAGCATATTGAGTACCTAGTTGGTAATCATGTTGTACATCATTCATAGTTTGATGCATTCTATCGTTTACAGTAGTACCATTTTCTAAGTCAGAGTTTTCACCAAATCCTGATTCGTTATATATTGTAAAATTACCATTTATGGTTACAGTACCTGATGTCGGACCTTTCATGTAACCCAGCGCATTTAGTAATTTTGCAATAGATAAATACTCACTACCGTTATTAGAAATAAAATCTCCTGAACCTAATGCTGCTGCTGCAAATACAAATGTAGTGCCTGTTTTACTAGTGTATTTAGCACTACTACCATCTTGTAAGTGTATTCTACCATACCTAGGAAATCCATATGTGCCCCAACTTGCTAAGTCTTCGCTTTCATTATTTAAGGGTTTAATGTGTAATGTACCTGTGTCATTATTAGGTACTACTAGTTTAGTAGCAGTTACAGCATACGACCTGCGTGTAGAGTATGCTTCGTGCGCTAACATACTGCGTTGAAATACTGGTCTAGTATCCATAGCACCTTGACCCGGACCACCAAGTGTAACAGTGACAACAGGCGCATTAGGCTCTATTTCCTTGACTATATGCGAGTCAGGGCTACCCTTACCAGTAAAATCAATTGAGCGGGATACTAGGCTATCTCCTACGCCTATACAATTTAATGTGGTAAAACCACCATCCTCGCCAACACTTTCTTCAATCGACCTTACCTTAGCACGACTCAACAGATACAATATCGTAGCGCTATTAAATGTTGTAGATATATTAACGTTAGATAGTTGTAGGCTTCTTCTTCTATCTGAAGGCTGAATGAAGATTCTAAAATCACCATTGTTAGTACCTGTTAAGATATGGTTATCTATAATATCGAATGTTTCGTGTATATGTGATGATGAAGATACTGTACCTGTATCAAACTGTCCAGCAGAACCACTATCTAATACTAAATCAGGCTCAATTCTATAATAACTACCTTTATCAGTCAAGGATTTAGTTTTGTCTATCTTATTAAGATATAATTTATTAAATGAAGATTCATGCACCCCAGTTGCACTCACAGATTCAATTATGGCTTGCGGTGTACCGTTTTGTATAGAATCTGTATTATTTCTTGGAGTGTAATTAGCGGGTGTTAAACTTTCATCAATTTCCGTATCGGCTGAATATCCTTCTGATGTATCACCCACTAATCCATGCTCTGAAATTATTGGAGAATCAATACCTAATTCAGACGCATAGACATCTATGTATCCGCCGGGTGCATGTAATGTCATACCTGAACCAATTGCATGGATTATAGAATCATAGACATACTCCGAGCCACTTACCAATGTATCTGACGATGGCACAGTTTTCTCTACCATAAGTAAAGGTTGTACTGTGCCGCTCATACTAGCGCCAGTCAAATCAATCGCATTGTAATGTATTTCCACAAATGGAGAAAGAGATGGAGTCAAGGCCGCTAATCTAGGTACATGTAATATAGCGACTCTACTTTCTTTAGATGGTGTAACGTGATAATCTCTAATGTTACTATCGTGGTGTGTCTCATCATTATCAGCATCATATTTATTATACTGAGGAATTGGACCTTTTAGTGCAAAAGACGTGTAGTTAAAATTAGGACCACCTATCGCAATTAACTTTCTTTTACCAGCAGGTGGACTGCTAGTACCATTGTAAGAATTATACGCTACAGTAACAGTACTAGTGTTAACAACGTTATCTATAACTATCTCATTAAAATCTCTATACACATCTACTAGACTATTAACAGAAACTTGCTTGTCTATGCCTCTATGCATATTATTGTATATTACGTCTATAATATCAGCATAAGGACCACCATCTGCTTCTTGGTCTATTATCTCATCAATAGCCTTAGGTAGCATTCGTAAGAAAGCGTGGCCTTCGACATGATTCTTAATATGTCTACCGCTGTGACCTATTTGAAAATCTTCACTTATGCTAGTAGGCCACGCCACAGCAAACGGATTATTTGTATCTGATGTGGTTGTAGCAATTGCACTAGAATACACAAAACCATGATTCTCGAAAACGCTCTCATCTAATACCATTTGTCCTGTTCTATCTATTATCTGTGAGGAATAGTGGGGCGGTTGATATGGTTTAGATGTACCACTTTCAATTAACAAGTCTGCCCCTACCACAATAAAATGATTGTCAACACCAGCACTTCTAGACGTATTCAATGCTCCTATTAACCCATTATTGCTATTACTAGTGTTTACAAAATCTAAATGAATACTAGAAACTGTTAACGTAGGATTAGCATTTTCTAGATTGTTTATAGAATGTAATCTTAGTCTTTCAGGAGGTTTTTGGTTAGGTTTACTAGTTGAAGGCGTTATACCATCAGGATTCACTAGTATATTATACGGTACATGTGAAACAGCCCTTACCACAGTAGAACCTGATGATGAATCTAATACTTCATAATCTCCTGAACTATAAGGAGAAGACGTGAAGTCAACAGTGCCTGTTGTTACAGCATTACCTGTGAGTTTAGAAGCAAGTGATTGAGCATCTACCTTAGTCATTGTTAATGTAGATAAACCACTACTACTTGCGTGAGCGCTATAAGTAAAAACTTCTTCAATAGGTGCAATAGGCTCTTCAAATCTATACAACAAGAGAGTATCACTATCTGCTAAGGGGGCATTTCCGTCTACCATTGAAGTTTTGAAAGATGCGTTAAGGTGAATACCTTCTAGTGTACCTCTAAATTCTCCACCTTTACCCCCAATGTATGTTTGTTTAGTGGAGATTTGTAGTGCTAAATCCCTATCTTTGATAGATTGGGATGCGACTAATTCCCCATTAATATACAGTTGTATTGCGTTAGTTCTTACTGTCGCTATTACATGTATCAAAGGTCTATGATTTTTATTAAGTTCAGTGGCATCGTCTCTGCTACCAACGAATCTATTGTATGAATCTTGTATGCCTTGGTATTCGATATGTGGATATACAGTACCTTCGTATCTGTCAGTATCTAATGTAGCGGTAGTTAACTCGTACCTCGCTTCTCCACCATCTCCAATCATAAAGACTTCAAACTTAGCGGGGCCGGGTGTGTCAACATGGCCGAGTGAAAGTTTGTATTGGCCTTCTTTCTCTATTATTGTACCGCCACAATCAGGCATTACCCACGCTTCTATTGTAAGATGTTTATTGTAGATGCCTGATGTTGCACCCTCATTACGTGTAGAAGAAGGTGCGTTTTCGGAAAGAATGACTCTGACATCATCGGTGCCTCTCGTCGTCTTATGACCTAATTCGCTAAAGTCGCCTTCGGGTACAATGATACTGTCAGTAATGCCGTTAAAGAAAAACCCATGATTCTTACGGCTAATTACTGTCAAATGCCTTCCCCCAAGTTATCTATGATAGAATCAAATTATCTATCGGTGCAAATATCATATTGAATTTATAAACCGATTCTCCAGCATCGTATGTAATATCAAACTTTTGTACAGAACCCTGTATTCCGGTTCTTTCTTCTCCTGTGTCAAATGTTACACTAGCGGGTAAATTATTACCTTCTGATGTTTTGTCTAATCCATCATAGTTTCCAGTAGGCATGAAGAAGTTTCTCGCAACGTATTCGTCACCACCAGTTGCTTTCAAGGTAGAGTTATATGGTATTTGTAAACCAATAATGTAATCTTTAAGTTCTTTTGTTCTACTATTTTGTAGTATGTGCTTATTGATAATCGTGGTGGTATGTCCTCTACTTTTGCTGTTGTTGATTATGCCGTATAAATCCATAGTTTTGTCACCAGCAGATTTCTTTCCACCATCAGAGCCACCTGCAAATGTTTGAGTTATTGGTTCATTCCAAAAATCTCCGCTACCCTTCCACAAAGGGGTAGTTCTAGCCATAGTAGTATTTTTGCCCAAAGTCGTCATTACTATATTGAGTATACAATTAGAAGTTACATCATTGTAGTCTACACCCGATACCGCACTAGCGGTAATAAATGATGCGTGATTTGTATTAATGTATGTAACTAAAGCCGCTACTAATTGAGATGGTATTAACGTACTAGTGTATACTATTCTTCCAGCAGATAAAATATCAGCGGTAGTACTAGTTTGAATAACTGTTACATCATCTGCTTTAGTACCACTTACACCACTTACTCCTGTAAGTTGATTAGTACTTTTACCAGTCCATGTAAATCCATCTCCATCTATTGTACCACTACCTGATGCAGAAAAATCAGCAGCACTAGTTAAATTCATTGTAGATGCACCACTAGATGTAACACCGTTAGATGTAGTAGTTCCAGCAGGTGTAAAAGTAATTTGTATAACACCCGATGAAATCCCTGTATCGAATTTCTGAATCTTGAGTGTTTGACCACTTAATCCGCTTAAGTTAGAAGTCGTATTCCATTGAGTTTCTTGACTGTGCGTTTTACCAAAATTAATTGTAGCGCTGTGTGCTGTACTCTTTGTACCCTCTCTATCGTCTGCAATGATGCCTTGAATGTTTATCATAGCGCTATTAATGTTCAAATCCATACCTATGCGCTTACTACCAGTAAAAGGTATAGCCATTCCACCCACTTTTCTAGAAGTAGAAAGAGTCATAGACGTTGCGTCTAATTCTATTGTGTTGTGATTTTCTTGAACTAATCTAATCGGTATACCAGCAGCCATCAGTATCCCCTTCCAATTCTTCCACCGCCGCCTGAACTACGTGACAATTCTTGTTGTATCAAATCACTTATTTCTCTCGCCAATTCTCTTTTATCTGTACGGTCTGTAAGACCACTTAAATTGAATGTCATATTGAACGTGTTGCCACCCGAAGAAGGTGAATCACTATCTCCACTACCACCTGTAACGGCATTTATAGCACCACTACCTAGGTCTGCTACACCACCTACTACCGATTTACCGAAGTTAAATATACCTTTGAGTGCACCACCTATTGCATCAAATATTCTACCTAATGTTTTATCATATATGGTAGACATAACAGATGTGACAGTATCCCATGCACTACCTATTGTATCAAATACACCTTGTGCTGCTGATTTTAATTTATCAAATGCATTTCCAATAGTAGCATCGAATATAGTACCCATAGTACCAACTATAACACCCCATAAAGTCTTGATGCCCCCTAATGCTTTACCTGCGGCAGATTTTAACCCACTCCATAATTTACCAAATGTAGCGCCCCATATCGTTTTGACATTACCTAGGGCTTTACCCCACTCACCTGAAAATAAGTTAACCCAAAACATCATAGCAGTTTTCATTAAATCCCATATCGGCATAACGGTACTGTTCCATAAATTTTTCATCCCTTTTAATAAACTACCAAAAGCAGATTTTATAATTCCTAAAGATTCTAATGAACGTGCTTTATACCAATCCCACAAAGGACTAATTGTCTTATCCCATATATCTTTTATAGCATCAAATGCTTGTTTTGCTTTCTTTTTTGCAAAACTAAAGGCTTTACCTAAAGCCTCACCTATCTTAGATGCGGCGCTACCTAATGAACTCATTATGTTACCTATACTGCTTAGAGAACTAGTCATAGAAGCCAAAGAATTGAGTAATGCACCTAGAGCCATAATCAATCCTCTCCTTCTAAAAATGTATAATCGAAGTCTACAACATCGCTACTGTCTGTTCTATTCTCAAGGTCTTGCTTCTTCTCTGCGAGACGCTCTTCTTCATTAATAGCCAATGCCCAAGATAGGGATTGTTTGAACACGCCTTCACTCATATGGTATACCTCAGACAGCGATATGCTGTAATGTTTCGCTACGATGTAGGCGAACAACTGCATCTGCATTTCTAAATCGTCAGGATTTTTTATTACCTTTTTCTTTAGAAATTGCCGAACTCTTAGTTGCTCGCTTTCGTAAAACCCCCCTGCATTGCCTCCGCCAGTTCATCGGGCTTTGGTAATAGAGAGGCAATTTGTTGACCGACATATGCATTTAGGCTCATCATGTCATCTACGGTTAATTCAGGGTTAGTTCTAACTACCCAGTTGGAAAATGCGTAACGCCAGTATCCTTCTAGATTCAGCGATATGTCATCGCCATCCATCTGAAACATACTTTGTGCGGCTTTTTGTACATCAAAGAAAGTTAATTCTCTAACCCATACTTCCATCATTAAATCAGGATTTTCTTTGTCTACACGGATTTCGTGCCTTTGTTCACTCTTCTTCGTCAGTAAGTTCTGTTTGTCTACTATCGTCATTTGTTGTCACTTCCTCGGTCGCAGCCTCTTGCGAGGGGGCATCCGGCGTTACGTCCGCAGCCTCTTGCGAGGGGGCATCGGTTACACCTTGTGTCGGTTGTTCGACAATCCCTGCGTCATCGTGTCGTAGCCTTAACACTACCTCAGATTTAGTGCCACGAATAGTGATTCCACGCGCTTTACATTCTTTTTGGAGTTCTCTTATGGTGAAAGAATTGTAATCAATTTCCCCACCAAACGGATTGTCAACATCGGGGACTATCATCATTTCTTCAGTAACTTCAACAGGTCTGTCAAAAGTAAACCCAACTGTATCTTCGATAACATTTTCAATAACTTCAACAACGTCTTCTACCCTCTCTTGTATTTCTTCCGCTACGTCTTCCACTACGTCACCTATTGCGCCTCTAGCGGATTCAACCCATGACGGCTCTATCTGCTCTATCTGCTCTTCTATTTCTTCTAGTATAGGTTCTACTATAGGTTCTACTACGGTATCTTCTGTAACATCTTCTATTTCTCGAATTATGGGCGCTAGTACAGTAGTCTCTGTAATGGTTTTACCTTCGTTTATCATTTTAACAACCATCGCATCTACGACATTTCTAGAATTAGTCTTTAACAAAGCCTTATCGTATGGTACTTTGACAATATCAATTAGCCAATAGACATATTTTTCATGAGAATTGCGTGAGTAGAATTGAACTCTTTTAACAGCAGTTGGTAACACTATACCACCTCAAGCGTGTATAACTGTATCAACAGCGATAACCTTTACTGATTTAGGTAGAATCTTTAGTTTTGCCCTCAATGGTCCTTTATCCTCAGGTACGGGTAGTGGTGCTTCAACGATGTAATAATCATCCATTAGTATGTCAATAGATTCTGCCGTACCGCTAGATACTTGTTTTGTGAAAGATAAACGTATCATGTCTGCATCTGTTTGCGCAGTCTCGTCTGTTTCATCAAAGTTTTCAACTGCTCTACGCATATTGTGATAGAATAGAGGGTCGTCTACGATTATCTCCATTTCAAGGTCATACTCTGTTTTACCCTCTACTGCTAGTGTAGGGTTACGAGTACCAGCAAATGGCACTTGGTCAGTAGCACTATTCGCTATGTTAGCCGCACCAATAGTATAGTACTGCTCTACACCAGTCTTACCGTTTAATGTGAATGAAACAACTTGACCCAATGTTGTACCTAGCATAGATATAGAACCGTTGTAAAACATAAATGGTTTCTGAGTCCCTTTACCAATACCTGAAATCTTTCTCTTTACTTCTGTATTAGCAGTATCTTCAAAGAGTCTGTGTGTATTGTATCTATCTCCCTTGTTACTTGCTTCTAACCTACCAGTATCTGTGTAACACAATGCTGAATCGAAGTTTGCTGTCAATCTTAGAGCAGCGTCTGTGTCTGTGGTTAGTGAGAAATCTTTCACTTTACAGCCTCTAAAGACACGTGTTAGTTGTTTTGAATCTCCTGTACCACCATCGGTAGTACCATCGTTACTGTCTATGTCTCTTCTTCTAACACTGACTTCCATAGCAAAAGAAGGCACAGTTGTACGAGAGAAGAACAAATGACTGACTGGTTTAGTGATTGCCCCTGTGGTCGTGTTTCTATGTGGACTACCATTGCTATCATCTGCTGCATATCTAGCAAACTCTACTACTGTATTATCTTCATACGAGAATTGTAGAGGGTCGTCTAACCAAACTTTACCAATACCACCAGTTACAGTAATGGCTACTATTCTTCTTGCTTCTTCTTTCATAGCCTTATCAATTATTTTCGTAGCGTCTACATTCGGCCATGCAGAAATATCTCTTGGGTCAAAAGTTAGAGTACCATTAGTTACACTACCACCTGTGGTGGATGCACTCAATTCAAAAGTAGTAGAGTTAGTTATACTAGATACTGTCGCACCACTAGGAATATCTGTACCGGACACAGACATACCAACAATTAACTTAGCGGTACTATCCATTGTAATAGTTGGGTCATCGTTGTAGCCACAAGTAGCGTCTGTAAATACTTCCGCATTTACATTTGTATCTCTGTAACTCTGCACATCTACTTTGTCAACACCTTCTGTATTGTCACCGCCGAGTAAGAAAACGTAATCACCTACACCTACATTCACAGAATTAATTGCTGGATTAGTAGAACCGCTACTATCGAATGTAATGTACGAGTCACCTGAATAAGCGGCTGCTGTCAATGTATATGTTTCACTTCCATGCCCATCTTGTCTAACTTCCGGTGCACTTACAACTTCATGTCCTAAACAATAATAGAACCATCGACCATTGTGTATGTTACACTCGAATGAACCACCGGTATTAGTAAATCTGCCCGGTACTTGTACTGCCACATCTCTACCAAGTCCTACAACATGGTATCTCTTGAGGTCTACTTTAGTCTCAGGAAGTGCGACAGTGCTTACTAGTCCAACGAATTGGTCAGTCAATACACTCTCAGCAGATGTGTTTGCTGCATCAGCGTGTTGCATACCTACGTCCATCGCAGGTGTCGTAAAAGGTAAGATAGTCATTACATCATTAGCCTTAGAATCTTTGTCTACTGAACTATGGTCTGTTTTCAAAGCGGGTGTAATAGTAATTTCGGTACATCCGTTGTTATCACCACTTGTAGCAACTTCTTGTTTAATTATAGTAAACATCCTACCCGATACCGCATAGTCGTCTTGCGTATCCCATTCAGGACTGCCACTTGCTATTGTAAATATTACTTTACTGCCGACTAACATACCATTAGGGTATTCAAGAATGCCTTCAAATACAGGAGTATCCGCTTGACCACCTCTAAAAGAAATTACACTAGTATCACTTACTGTATCTTTATCTCCACCACCAGCGATAAACTTGAAATCGGGGTCAAAGGTTAGTGTACCGTTAGTTACAGCACCACCAGTAGTAGCAACAGATAAAGTAAATGAAGTCGTTGCTCCGGCAGCATTAGAACTTACTATTGAGGCAACATAAGCGTCAGTTGGAATACCTGTACCAGTCACTCGTAATCCAGTTACTATTGCAGCATTAGCATCGTTTGTTATTGTTACAGCATTATTGTAATCACAAGTAGCATCTGTAAAAGATGTACCTGCTGCATAATCATGCTCTAATCTCACTCCTGTTTCGTGTCCGAAGGTTATCTCGGACAAATCACCCTTGTATACTGTCGATGGCATGGCTCTCTCTCACCTCATGGGATTAACTCTGCAAAGATAACAACTTCTATCTGAAAGGTCATTCTGAACAGTTTTTTACTTCTATCTGATAAGTCGGTACGTGTTTTGTACACAAGCCTATCAAAGTTTACACCATCACCTTTCCTTTTAAGATGTATGCATCTTCTTAATTCGTTCTCCATCTTTTTCAGTTGGTCTCTACTTCTCGTAGTACGCATATCAACTGTAATATTGATACGTGTGGTGACGAAATCATACAACATCTCAGGTAACTCTTCGTTATGTGCTGTTTCAAACACCATAATATAATCCGTTCTATCAAGGTCAAGTCTCTTACCACGTTCAGGACTTTCATCTGCTATATCAATAATCACAGGTTTGTAATTGTTAGTGTTACCTCTAGTCCAGTTATTTTTGAGTACATCAAGTACTACATCAATACCTTCATCGAATGTCGCTACCATTTAGCAAACTCCTTCTTACGTTTTTCACGCTCATGGGCTTTAAAATCAGGTACTAATTTACCACCATCATTCTTTAGTTTGTGTTCCATAAGACCGGGGGATTCTGTCATCATTCGTCTATTGACTCTATTTTTCATCGCAGATTCTTGCTCAATGCTCATGTTTTTGGGTTCTAGTCCTCTTTCAGAACGTTCTACAGCCTCTCTATATTCCGCCGGACCTTCTGTGACTGCCTTTTGTAAATCTGCTTGATACTCTTTATTACTTAATTCAGCAGTTATAGTTTTCTTCCACTCATCGTAAACTATTTTTTCTGTATCACTCAAAGGTAACCACCTCTATATAACGAGGAAATGTCTTTTCTATGTCCATTTTGTAAAGTTGAATCTTAGACGATATGTCTACATTCTGTGTACCTTCAGGTATGAGTACGCTTCTATCGTCACTTAAGAGTAAGTCAATGGCTACCATTTTAGTACATATATCTTCAATAGCCTTGTCTACATATCTTTCGCCATAAATATAAGATGTTTTGATTGCATTCCATTCAAAGAAAGGGTATGAGTTGTTAAAGTAGATAATGCCCATTTCTGAATCCATCCACCAATCGCGCAAACGACCTTTATCTCCACTAGAACTACCACCGTGTAAATCAATAACAAACTTATCTTGCTTTAATGCCCCAGCGATATCAGATAACGCAGAACCTACAACTATCGTACAGCCCGTAAACGTAGTATCTGTTTTTCCTGTGTAACTAAATACATCCCCACTAGCGTCTACAACTACTCCAGCAGCCACAAATCCATCTGTCGTGGCTACTGTTATTGTTGTACTAGCCAAACTAGTAAATGTAGTGCTTACACTAGTAGTTTGAGAGATTTCAATATTGGTATTTGTGGTAACTATACTAGAAGATTCTCCACCTTTTGTATCTCTCATACTTGTAATTTTTATAATCCCCGTACCATAATCCGAATTTGCAGATGCTAAAAACTCATTATGTACAGCCACGTTAGAAGTATTACCTTCAAGAGTAAAGGCTGGTACAAATTCCACAGATGTTTTGCCTACTCTATCTTCTTTATTAATTAAATCAGCAAGATTCTGTGCTGTTGTATTTTTATCAAAAGCAGACCTCCATTGATTAGTACCTGTACCAATTGTCATTGTCGCTGCCGTCCCATTACCCGGTGATAGGACTATAGAACCTGTTTCTCCTTGTACCGTTTCAGGAATTAAAAGACGTGCTTCCGCTGATGCTATCTCTCTATAATCGTCTCCTTGCCATAGTTCAAGACGTAATATTTGCTGTACATTTCTAAATAATAGAGGCGCTGTACCTACATAATCTGTGTAGTATCTACGTCTATACGGCTTGTATGTGTCGAAATTAATGTATTCCGCTTGCACAAGATAAGGTCTCCAAGCATTATGGGTTCTATTGTCTATGTGGTCTTGCATACGTAGTATAATATCTTCAACTTTACTTTTCGTAACACCTCGTGTTCTACCATTAGAGAAAGAGGCTTGATTCTGAATGTAAGTGTTATCAGCAGTTTGATAATCTGATGCGGTAACAGTACCACTAGCAAAAGGTAATTTTACACCATTGATGCTTGTTGTAGGTGCGCCAATTTCTTTTTCAAATCCCATTGGGTCTGCATCTGAATAAACAAGTATAACGTCTCCTGAAGAGAATCCAATATTTCTATAATCAGCACCAGTAACATACACGCCGTTATTATCGCTATTATATGAGGCAACTACCGCTTCTTGTGGGCCTATGTCTAATAAATCAGCAACTTTCTGTGCTGTGGTATAAACGACTGCTGTTGGGTCAAGAGGTCTTGTCTCTCCCTCACCCGGACTGAATACTTGTGGCATTAGAGCCTCGCCTCCTCGTTACGGCTACCGAGGTTATACTCCATAGGTCTGTCGCATGCGCCGCAGGTTGCTCTCCATAAAAAGTGAAGCATACCACAATGAGCACAGCGTGTACCTGCTCCTATATCGAGTACATCGGAGAGTTCACTCGTTCTTGTCCTCTGTTTAGTAGTGATACCGCTCAAAGGCGAGTCTGTATTCACTGTATGAGCGTCGTATGTAATATCTGCGCGAACTGTTTGTTTTTGTGCTCTGCTTATGTCGTCGATATCAAGCGTTTGTAACTCGAATCCTGACATTCACTCACACCACCTTCTATTATGCTTTCTGATATATTACTAAGAATATATTTCCTAATACTGTGGTTGGCTCGACTGAGATTATTTTAGCACTAGCATAGCCAGTTAATGCTTCGATATCAGTAGTCATAGCGGTGCTTAACGTACCGTCATTACCTGCCCCTGAGAAATCTCTAGGGCTGTAAGGTCCAATTACTTGTATCGCTTTTACCATTTAGGTCACCGCCTTAATCAGCGCTTTCCTAATGCCCACCAAGAACCAGTGTTTCCACTGACGCAATCGACTACTAATGAGCCGGGTGCTGCGTCTGCGACGATAGCAAATGCTCCGTCTACGCCTCCACCAGTAACGTCACCAAAGGTGTCGCCCATTACTCCGCAAGCAAGAATATCTGATAGGCCCGTTACTATCGTGCCTGTTGCTACGCTCGCTGCGTTCCAATCTCCGGTAACCATCATCAGGTCGCCTAATACGTGTGTTCTGTTATCTTCTGTACTACTAAATGCCATATTTTTTTATCTCCTTAAATTTCTTGTTCTGTTGTTTCTACTGCCTCAACAACTGCTTCTTCAATTGGAGTCTCTACGACTACAACTTCTTCGACAATTTCAGCGGCGACTTCGACTACAACTTCTTCGACAGGGGCTGGGGTTAAAACACCATCCACCATTGATAACAATGAAGACTTAGTTTTGTATCCATTAGATACTTCTAGACCTTGTTGTTTTAACCATGTAACGATGTCTGCTTTTATCCAACCCACATCAGGTAGTCCGTCATTTAGCAAATCGTATGCTGCACCTTCTATTACAAACAATGATGGTTTTAATTGCCTTTTATTAGCAACTAACCAATCTTCAGTAACTTCTACAGGATTACCTCTAATCCAGTCACCCATAGAGGGGTCTGTATTAGGTCTCATGTAGAGATTGCCAACAAATGTAACTATAGGCAGTTAAACCACCTCAGTTGTATAGTACCATTACTGTTGTAACGTTTGCTGAACCACTTAGGTATTGCAAGGTTGCTGTTAGTCCTGTAAAGGATGCTCCAACTGCTACTGCTGCTGTACCACCATCGGTCGCCATAACGCTCAGGATTGCTGATGCTCCACCGGAGAGAATGATTGTTTCACCATCTGCTCCACCTGTTACGTTAATTAATGCCATCTTTGGTGCTGGGTCGTATCCGTTTGCTCCATCGCTATTTACTGCGCTGAATGTACCCGGACCCCCGCCCGGATAGGATGTATCTGCTGCTCCATCTAACCATTCTGTAGTGTTATGAGAACCCGCTCTAAGTTCCCATGCTCCTACTAATGCCGCTGTCGCTGTTCCGCCTAATGTTAATGTATCTGCCATATCTTTTCACTCCTTTATTATCTCCAAGACAACCTCATTTGAGGTCTCTTACGCTCCCTTGTGCTCCGAAGAAAGTTGTCCATAGTTCTCCCATAGTACGGTATAGTCCTTCTTGGCCCAGTCTGTTGATTGCGAATGGGTCACCAGTTTCTATTCCACTCTCAAAGTATTGTGTTGGAATTGCTGTGCTGAAGTGTAAGTAATCTGTATCTAGGTAGTAAACTCTTGATAGTGTGTCTGCTGCCATGTTCTTTGTAGGAATGATTGGTACACCGTTGTATGTTGCTACGATGAAACCAGCCTCGATTCCGGGTACACCCTTTACACCGTTGTAGGTAGGGGTAACTCTCTTCTCTTCCATGAACCTCTGTTGTGATTGTAGAAGTTGCTGGATTCTCATTAGAGTATCATATCCAGTTAACATAACTTTCGGGTTTCCACCACGAATCCACATCTTTTGGAACATCTCATCTAATAAGTCTAGAGAAAGTGTTCTATCGGTTTGCGTCCCACCTACTGCGTTTACACTCATTTCAGCGTTAGACCATGTATTTGCACTTCTGCTAATACTGTATATGTCTAGGTCACCGTTTGCGTTTATTGCATCACCGTCTGTACTTAGTCCAGTCTTAGATGCAGCACCGGCAGCGTATCCAGCAGTAACTCGGTCAAGAGACTCGAAATTATTGCCTGCTACTGTGTCAACGTCACCACACATCATCTTATTGATGACTTCTGCGTGATGTTTACCCATTTCCTCTTTCATGACTGAGCGAATATCGCCCATTCCGTCATCCTTGTCAGCAAGGAAGATAGCAGTTTCAGACATATCGAATGTGTGAGCGATAGTCTTAGGTTTTGCTGCCACATGTTGGAATGCTGGTTTAATAGTTTCAGGTAGTGTGCCGTTCTCAGCAATACCGCTACCAGCAATTGCTCCGCTGTTTGGCCTATCGGTGATAACTCGCCATCCACTTCTATCCCATGGTTTCTTTGGTAGGATAGAGAATGCGTTAAATTCTTGATTTAATTGTGACCATACTTTGCGACCATAGATTGCTTGGTATGTACCACCTGTTGTTGACAGCATAGGGCTGTCGGCCTTGAGTAATTCACTACCTGAGTATGAGTAACCCATTGCGTTACCTGCTCCATAGTAGTATCTTTCCATGTCTGTTATTGTTCGTACGTAATTTCGTGCCATTTTATTTCATCTCCATTTTATATTCTATATCACTCAAAAGCCTTAGATGCCAAGTTATGAACTTCATCCCATGACATTTTTGCTAAATCTTCTGTTGAAGGAACTGTTAGTGTTGGTGCATCAGCATCCGATTTTGTGATTTGCTCTCCAGTTTCTGTTGGAGTGGTGATTGCTTCAATACGCTCCGAAAGTGCGCTGATTGCTTTGTTTATCTCATCTAGTGGTCCACGTGCATCATATGCTGCTGCTTCTGCTTTTGCAACTTCTGTTGTACGCTCTGACGCATATCGAGATGCGAAATCATTTTCTAGAGAGCCACGGAACTCTTCTTCAAGAGCCGCTGCTTTGTATACTTCATACGCAGACTCAATGTCTGAGTCTGTAAGTGATGCTGGGTTAATGAAATCTGATTTCTTCACTCCACCGCCTGTGGTTGCTGCGATAGCACCGGTTGATGGGTTTCCACCTTCTTGTGTTCTACCCGGTGCTTGACCAGTTAGACCTTTGTGGTTAGCCTGAATTTCTTCAGGTGTAGAGCCTAGGTTGGCTTTCTCTAAGTCGTCGAAGTGAGTACGTGCCTCGGCAGTATTTACTCCAGCACTCTTTAGAGTGTCTTCCATCCAGTTAAGGTAATCAGAAGTAATTACATCAGAGTATTCTGACTTTTCTACTTCCTCTACTGCCGCTACTTCTTCTTTCTTCTTGTCATCTTTCTTATCGTCGTCTTTCTTCTCTTCAAGGAAAGCAGGTTTTTCGCCCTTTTCCATATCGTCAAGCCGACCTTCTAAACGCGAAAGTACGCTACCAAGTTGTTTCATCATTTCATTATCATTTTCTGTTTCTGTCATTTTATTCACTTCCGTGTTGTTATCTTCTTTTAGTATGCTAAATGTTGCTTCGGGATTGATGCCTTTTTCACAAATCGTTATTTCATGAAGTTCCAGTTTGCTTATTTCTTGGTAGTCTCCTCGTTTTGGGTCTGATTTTCTGACTCTTTTAAACGCTTGACCACCGATACTGAATCCTCTGAGAACGCCTTTTCTGATTTCTGCTGAAACCTCTTTTGCTTTCTCGATGTCGTCTCGTAATTTTACAACTACAAACATTCCGACATCATCGACTTCGCTTTTCCACAACCTCCCTTCATTATCTGTGTAATTCGGTACAACGTCTCCAATTTGTATATTACTGTGAGCCAATTGAACATTTCTGTATGACGGATTTTCCATGAATTTCCGAAATGCGTGTTTCAATGCCTCCTTTGTTATTACGTCGCCTTGCTTGTCTACAACTTCAACGCTGGCATAACCAGCAACGATGAGGTCATTAGCACCCTTGAGGATACTAATTGGGCCATCGCCGTTTCTGAATAGTTGTTGACTACCGAGCACACTAATTCACCATACGTAAAACCTTACTACATATATGCTACGGGACTACTCATCAAGGCTTCTTTCATTAAAAACGCTAGACTGCTCTACGGATTGCCTCTTTTTCTGTTTTCTACCCGGATAATCTTCCGGCTTCTCCAAGTCCTCAGTAGGGCGCTTCTTCATATCCCAATCGGGCAAAGCCTGCTCTGCCGTAAGAGAAGTAGGTCCACGAGGGCTTTCAACACCGCCCCCAACATCTATTCCTAATCCTCTTCCAGCCATGTTACTATGGCCTTTTTGCATTTTATCTAAGGCTCTTTCAATTAGTAATAGCGCCTTCGCCATATCGTTTGGCTTCATAATTAAGTTTCTATCTTTCTTAGGTTTCAAGATGCCAGCGCTTTCTTCTTCTATCTCTTCTTCGTTTAACTCAGGTTCAATCTGTGTCTCTTCCCCTACCTTCTCTTGTATTTCAATTTGCGTTTCTTCTTTTAACAATTCAATTAAACCGTCTTGCCAATAAGACTCAAGGCTTTTTGCTAACCGTATAGAGTAATCCGAATTGGTTATTTCACCGATAGCGGCTACAGGGTTCACGGCCTTCTCATCTACAATATCGTATTTCACAACATCTTCGGGTAATCTGATGATAAAGTGACTATCATCAATCTCCATAGTAAAAGGCACATGGTACAAAATATCAGATTTAGCAAGTAATACCCACTTTGGATGCTTCTCTTCTCCTTTCATGTAAGTAGACTTTGCATCACGAAGCAATAACTTATCAGAATCTTTACCCAATTCTTTTACCGCACCTTCTAGTCCAACTTCATCTGTAATTCTAATATCAGATGGACTAGGTATGAATACAGGGTGGTAACTCTCAAACTGCCCTCTTAAGATTTTAATGCGCTCTCTTGTAGTTAGTTCAGTAACTTCATCCTTATCATATGACAAAATGTCATTAATATAGAAATCACCATCATCCATTATTCCGTCAACAACATAATTTTTCTTACACGCCGCTTTGAATGAATCTCTTAATTCATCACTACAAGATTGCTTCACGCCATTTTCGTCTTCTATTGCTATTCTACCATTCTTTTTACTAACTTTACATCTTGTACCATCTTTGTGAATAGACACAACCCATTCACCAGTAAAGCCTCTTAATTCAGACATGTCTTTAAGTTCAAAGATTCTATGTAGTGGCTCTATTAGTGGTATTTCTTTAGGTAAATCTGCTTTAGATACATTCTGATAATCATCACTTGGTGTTTCACCATCAATATTTTGAGTCATTTGTGCGGGATATTGAGTAAAGGGTTCTGCATTAGTTAACATAGATTGTATATTTTCAGGCGAATGTGAATCTCGAAGTAAAGACTGTAGATAACTAAAAGGCACAGAAGGGAAGTTCTCTTCACTCATATGAGTGCCTACAACAGAGTTACCGTCAAAATCGTGTTCTGTACCAATTTCTGCTTTTCCACTCCAACCCCAATCCATTAGACCGCTGGTGAACTGGTCGGTTGGAGTTGCACCCTCATGACTTCTAAGTGGTTTTACTTGCTCATTACCCCAACCAATGCTGTGAATTGTTTTAGGTTCAACTTTAGATTTCAAATCAATATCAGGGCTAGTGTCAAAAGACAGTATATTACTTGCAATATCTTTTCTTCTTGCATGGTGGTAATCTAAAGAACCTTGACCATATTGACTTTCGTGTAATAAAGTGCCTTCAATGCTTTTATTATGAGCGTTAGTTTGTTTACTTCTTTTACCTAAAGGAGCAGGTGCTTGGTGATATTGTAAACCATATCCCCCTAACTTCATTTCATTTCTTGCATTTTGATGTAAAAACCCTAGAGCATTGTATATAGGATTTTTTTTGAATAACGCTTGCGCTCTATCAAAATCCCTATTAGGGGTTGTTGATGTTTGTCCTTCTTTCGGATGTCCTTTAGGGTATATGTTGCCTGTATCTTTTCTAGCAGGTGGAAAACTAGCCTGTCCTTCTCTCAATACATTATCTAAGTGAGTGTGAACATCGCCGTGTCCTTTTCCTTCAAACATTTCTTTATCTTTCGGATTCCATTGCATCGGGTTACCATCAAGGCCACTCATTGTAGCAAGTTGACCTATGCTGTAAGCATGTACTGGGCCGGATAAAGTTTGTAAATATCTTTGAGCATGTTCTTTATGAGCATCTTCGTTAGGTAAATCTAACATTTCTAATACATCTTGCACCCCATGTTTACTTGGGTCAATTACGTTATTTGTTAATGGGCCTAGAGTTTTCATTTGATTTGCTAAATTATATTGTATATCAGATGACATATCTTCTTCTTCGGATGAGTGGGTGTGTGCACTAATCTTTACATTGTGGTCTCCATTAACATAAAGATGTCTTTGCGCATCTTTTACACCTCTCAAAATATTTAGTAAAGCCTTAGGATTATCTTCATGGAATGCGTCGGGTTTCTTTTTTAGAATTGCAGGTGCAATTACTGTTCTAAATATCTCTGCAATCCCGCCTCTATCGCTTCCGTGAGCCTCTTCCATGTATTTTCGTACATTGCCAAAGTCGCCACGTGGTTTGGATTGCCCTCCATATTCTCTTTGTCTCTTTGTTGCAGTTGCGTATTGTTCTTGTAATGGCTGAAGCATACTTTTTAGGTATTTTATTTTTTCAGGGTCATCTGTATTTTCAAATTCTTCTTGTATAGATAGTAACTCGTCAAAGAAGCCTTTGGGTAAAGTATCTTTAGGATTTTTAATATAACTAGATGGTAATGCAGTCATAACGTCATCTATATCATCACCTGTACTCAAATAATTAGGATTATTTTCTATATCTTTGAAGTTTAAGAATCTCTGCGCTGGGTTATTAGGCGGGCTAGTACTACCATTTACTGTTGCACGATAATGCGATTCACCTGCTAAATTTCTAACAGATGATTCACCTTGAATATTATATTGTTGTTGTTGTTCTTTAGTCAATTTACTATATTTCTCTCTCGACATTATATTTCTAGCACTTGTCTGAGTATAAGCGTTAGATGTAAGATTGCCCGTCAAATATTTAGTAAGTGAACTATTATACTTTTTATCTAGACCGTGTTCTAACAAAGGTGCTAAACCGGGAGACCGAGTATGGTCGTGGTCACTACTGTTTGTTTTGGTGTTTCTACCCTTACCCGTTTTAGTTCCAGTTAAATTTTGAGAGTGTGAAGTTGTATCTGTTTTTGATAAAATACCTAAAGCGGAGTAATGATTTTGTTGTTTTGTAGGTAAGTAGTCAGAATGAAGGTGACCGTAAGCCCCCACAGTAGAAGGGTTTGCATCTATCACATTGTCTGCGTCTTTAACACCAAAAGGTGATGTAGAACCTGCTTTCAAGGTACTTATTCCTTTCTCCATATTATGATTTAATTTATATTCTATAAGTGACTTCAAAGTAGGTTTTACATCACCTTTTGATGTAAGACCTTCTGATTTAAAATCATGTAAAATTTCCATAAGCGTAGTAATAGGTCTACCAACACCACCTCGATTAGTAAATGACTGAGAAAACGGATATGCTAGAGTTCTGAGTTTACCTTCATGGTCATAGTAGTTTTTTTCTTCTCCTTCTTCTAAAAGAGGATTATCTTTTCTAGGCCCGTTCGGTGCTCTAAACGTTCCCATTCCATTCCTTATATCTTTAGATTTATTAGCAATACCTGTACTTCTATCTATATTTTTCAGAACTTCTTTCATTATATTTTTTTCTAAGAAAGGTTTTTTTTGACCTTTAAACATAGGATGTAGTGAGTTAGTTAAATCATTTTTATTATATCCTACTAAAGTGTGTAATCCTTCAGGACTTAAAACTACATCACTACCCGCATGTATTTTTTTACCAAATGCTTCTTTCATAGTTTTACCTTGACTAAGGCTTTTTTGATATTCTCCTATATCTCTTGCATCAAATGGTGGTAAATTACTTTTTCCGGGCGCTATTGTTGTCTCACCACTTTCTTCATCAGTCGTTAATTTCCCTTCTTCGTATTCTAGTAATTTATCCCCTTCGTGATGCTCTTCTAAATTTCTAATTAACGCTTCATGGGCAGTTTCATCAAACAATTTAGTCTTTACAAGTTTCGGTTTATATTCACCAGTTTTTTTATCTTTTACCATTCTTTCTATATACTTAAAACGCTCACCATGATATGGAAAATTATCTTTTATTAATGTGTCTTTTAATGCCTTAGATACCACTCCTTCAGTTCCTGTTTTTAGATTGTCAGTATTTGCTTCTATGTGTTTAGCCTTATTTGGGCCAGCGTGCATTTGACTTCTAGTCCAATGGTCTACTTCTGCATTATTCCTCATTTGCAGATTTGCTTTTATTCGATGCATGTGTATTCTTTGACCATCAGGTAAAGTAACTGATTGATGTGCTGGGTCATCGGTACCGTGTTCGTTTATATGCTTCATGACTAAACTTCTTTCTTTTGGATTCAAGAACTCTAAACCATGATTCCATGTATCCCAACCCATTCCATGCCCATGAGGTATTTTCTTCACATCTTCTAACGTAGATTCACCACGTCTGTCTATATTTTCATAAACGTTAGTACTAGTCTTAGGATTTATTTTCTCTTCAAAAATATCATTACTATCTAACTTTCTCATTCTATCATTAAAATGAGTCTCTTCTAAATCCTCACCATCTTCTTCTAATTGTTTTACACGTTCGGGGTAATCTTTTTTCCATCTTTCAAAATCTCTAATTCTTATATCATCTTGATGATTCATACTACCTTCATGACCATCGTTACCACCTAAGAAAGACATTTTGTGACTTTCAGTACCTTTATTTATACCATGATATATACCGTGTTTTACATTTTTTACAGTCTTAAACTCATCTTCTTTCTTACCAGTTGCTATTCCAGTTTTATCCTTAATAGCCTCTCCGACTTTAACTAACTCTCGAATATCCTGTACGCCTGTTTTATCTTTATTAGTATGGAAAGACTTGTGTGCATTTTCTATATCTTTACCTTTCTTCGCCCATCCAAAATCAGAAAGATAATAATTTCGTAATGTGCTTTCCCACTCAGGCATACTGGTATCTACTCTTCTTCTACGCATAGGGTGATTTTTTTCACTAAATGGATTAGCGTCTTTATAATGTTCTGTTGGCCTTAATATGGCCTCATTTGTTTCATCCTTGTGGTCAAACTCAATCGTATGAGGGTTTATTTCAGGCCACAAAGCATGTCTCATTGAATCGGGAATTAAATTTCTTTCGTGGTAACTTAGATAATCTTCACCATCTTTTTGTGGAGAATGTAGTTTGTAATTATGTTTTTTATTATCATTTTCGTTCCATGCACGCTTTACTCTATTTTTCCATTCATGATTACTACCATACACTTTATCCATAGCAGGTCTATGACCGTGTAAAGTACCAGTCTCTCCTTGCTTTTTCTTTGCCTTAGTCAAGACATAGTTGCTATAAGAGTCACAGACTAAATCTAGCCCTATCTTATCATAAGTTATGTCATGATTTTCTAGATTTATTTTAGAAAGTAAGTAATCACCGACTTCTTGTTCGGGATTAGTGTTATCAAAAATTGCTTTCATCAATTCAGTACGGTGTCTGATGTATACTTCTGCGGCATCTTCTTCCATATCATCACCTCAACCCCCAAGGTTGTATTTTCGGTAATATGGACATTCGCCTAAGGAAAGCCCTTTTGCTTGTTTACAACCTTCATACGCAGTTGCTCCACACATCTTGCAGGGTTCCATTTGTGCTACGCCTTTTTTGACGTACACTTTACTCAATCTCATCCCTCGACGAGACGATTTACTGTATCGTGCGTGTTTACTGGAAGAACATCTAGATTTACACTTTCACTTGTAGCACCTTTATTTGCTACATCTGTGGAATCTAAAAGACTTTGATTTGTGTTATAGAAAGCATTACGAGTTCGACCGCCACTTTCTGCGTGGAACTCGATACCTTCAGGTTCTGTAGAAAATGTAGTAGAGTAATGATGGTCGCCTTTCGCTACGTTATTGTCACAAGGACAGATATTCTGCGCCTTTCCACTACCGCAAGGACACATTGGCTTTGCAGAATCTTTTTCAAGAGTATCTAATCTATCTGCTAGACTGTGTGCTTTCGTTAACATGTTGTATACTTCTGTTGATGCTTCTTCGTATCTAGGTCTTACCATTTTAGTACATCTCCTTTACTTCTTTATGTTGGTCAGCCATATCATGTATATCATCCCAACTCATTTCGTGAATTTGTTCATTAGAGTATTTGTCAGGGTTTCCTTCATCTTGCTTCATTACATTTCCTGATACAGTATCCATATCAGACCTAAAAGCACCCGCACTTACGTCTTCTGTCATAGGCGTATTATACGGCATATAACCTGCTTTTCTTAGAATTAATTGTGGATTATCAAAGGCTTTTCTTAATACAGAATTTTCTTCACGTACCGATTGGATATCTCTATCCATAGTTTCCATTTTAGAAATGAGAGCGTTCATCAAACGTTCTGTAACATCTACTTCTGTTTCTGTCATATTATGGCCTCAGTTTTATTTACCCGGAGAATAGCGACCAAAAGTTCCTCTTGCCGGTCGCATTGTTGTATTAGTTCTTGCAGAGATTATTGTACCTTTTAATTGTCTATCTCTCATAGAGGGGTCAAAGTTTGAACCTGTTTTATTGAACTTCAAAACAGGACTTTTGTGTTCCCAACCATTTTCAGGAGTTACTACCTCAGTTTCTGATTTTGTAACAACGAAATCTAAATCTGTTTCTAAGTTAGCAGCGTACTTTAATATTTCATTAAGGTGTTGGCGTGCATCATTAGCGTTTCCGTCTTCAATAGCCTTACCGAATGCCTCATTATGTGCGGTCATTTTTCTAGCCATTGGGTGCATTTTTATTAAGTCCATGGTATTCACTGCCTTTTGCGTACATGCGATGCTACTTTAATTATGCGCCCTTTATTCGTCTAGAGTTCATTAAAGCGCGAGAATTGTCCTGTCCAACGGAATTTTTTGGTCCGCGTTGTTGAACGCTGCTCATAGGAGAACCCATGCCTCCACTTGTTCTGTTCTGAGGAGAGGCTGGACCTCTAGGAGTTCTAATGCCCATACCTTCTCCTCCGGGTTGTGAAGGAGGCATTGCATTAGCCAATAATCCCGGTGGTTGTGCTCCCATTTGTTGACCCATCTGACCACCCGCCATTGGGCCGCCACTTCCGGGCGACATTCCTTGTGGGGGTTGCATACCCGGAGGCATTGGAGGTGCACCATCTTGTTCTTGATTCATCTGACGATATGTAAATCTAATATCCCTATCTCCTTGTTCCATTAATTCAGGCTTATATCCAAGCATCATCATTCTTTGTGCAAGGTTAACTTCCATCTCATCTCTTCGTAGACGCGTAATTTCATCTTCTTCTTCATTTGGATAAAGAGTTAATTTCCAATCTGTTACCTCCATTTGCTTTAACAATCTAGGGAATAACACTTGTGTGTATACTTTCTGACCAAACTCAACAGCACGATTAGTTACAAGAATCTGCATACCTTCGTTATTCAACCCGCCACTTTTTCCGCTATCAATCATAAAGATGCTACTAACACCATAGAAAGCCGCAATTCTATTTCTTAACTCATCTCTCACAGGCATATATTGCATTTCTTCTAGAGTGTCCATGAACTTGACCCAATTGACCCCACCTCTGCCTGTAGCAGATTCGATACCAACTTTAGGTATGTAGTGTGGGTCTCTTTCCATCTTCTCATCAACGCCTTTCCAAAAGGACTTCATTGATTCTAGATTATCAGTAGTAACAGAAATAATCCCCTTAGGACTCCTTCTCTTTTGATACGACGTATACATGTAGTTGTCCATTGCAGTAAGAGTCATTGCTTGTCTCCACATTGTATTTACTGGACTTCTACCATACAACTTAGATGGATTATATTTACTAATATGTATTACTTCACCTTCAAGGTAATATTGTGTTTTACCGCTTCCGGCCATATTAGCATAATGTGCCTCTTGCATATTATTACCACAGACTTCACAACTGTCATCTTGACCGGGGTAAGAAATTTGGTCTCTATGTAAAGGACAAACTTTGTATCTCCCACCACGTACACCACGCTTATCAGAAATTATTCTCATAAATATAGGGTCTCCTCTAATTACTTCTTTTACTCTATAGAATTTAATATCTGAATCTTCAGGGTCTACGAAGTATTCTTTTATACAAATTAAAAATGCGTCATCTACCACATCTAGGTCTCTTTCTATTTCTTGTAGAACGTGCATAAAATCTTGTTCCATTGAGTTTTGCTGTTCTAGTAACCATTTAGGATAGAGTAATTGTTGTACATCGGGTTGTTTTAATTGCCCTCCACATAAACTACAATCTTCTGTTTCTTGTTTGTACTCTTCTCCGCAATCCACACACTTATGTTGGAATTTCTTTTCCCAAAAGTATCCTCTTCTAAATATCTCTTGACTTAATTTAGATATTACAGTACGTAAAATTAAATTTTCTTGTGATACCGCATACAGCGCTGGAATTGTAATTCCTTGCGCTAATACAGGCTCTTGAATACCCGTCGTATACAACGGCATCTGTGGTTCAGGAGTTGTACGACTTCTGAAAGGACTACCTAACGCAGATATCAAACGACCTATTCTTCCTTGCTCTTCTGCCATATTATATCGCCTCCGCCCACTTAGTTATATCGTCGGCCTGTACTCCCCATTCCGAAAGGAGAGCATTCGACTTATTGGTGTCATCGCTCCAATTGTAATATCTTACCACTTTCTTTAGTTCTTCTTTCTTTAAACCATCGTTTTCTTCAATATATGCAAGGACTGCTTTAGCCTGCGTTTTCTTCATTTCTAAGAAAGGTAATATGCCTTTCAGTAGTTTACTGATATCTGCTTTAGAATAAAACTGTAATCTATGTTGACTTCTTTGACCATCTTTGTAAATTTTTTGGTCTAACTGTAAAATCCCACAATCTAATGTTTTTTGTAATTGCTCACAATGTATTTTACCTCTAGTACCTGTTGCTATGAAACCAGCCCTAGGTTCACCTCTACCAGTAATAGTTATGTATCCGTCAGCATCTAAAAATCCAGCAGCATATGCCCATGGGTCTTTTATGATTAACCCAGTTCTATCCATTTTAACGAATGTGCCTCTCGATGCACCTGCAATAATATCAACTTCTTCTCCATACATAGAAAGTAATTTTGCAAGTTTCATAGATGTCATACTTTTATGTAATATATTTCTATCATGTAAATTAGCAAATAAAGTTCTTCCACTCATAACACCTTTTTGTAATAGAACTTCAGAACTTTTATTTATTGCTTCTTGCTCTTTATCAGTTAATTTATCCATTTGATGTAACGTGGCCTTCCATATTTTCCTAGCATCTCTTTTACCATCCATAGCAGCGACCCATGCTTTCTTCTGTTCGTCTTCCCACACATCTTCATACTCTTCTAGCATTTTCAAAGCACTATCTGCTTTTTCCCATTGATAACATGCTCTTTGTAAACTAACACCACGAGAGTCTCCAAATTTCCTTAATGCTTTCATATTATTATCTGACATTCCTAATTGTTTAATCACATCGGAATATTTACTACACCATTCATGTACATCTATTGTAGCATCTAATTCCATACTCTTCAATGTGCGTATGTCATCTATTGCTTTATCAATAAATTCTTTTTCATCTTTGTTACTTCTTCTCGCTTTCCTTAAACGATAAACTAAGTCGGATGCGGAATAGCCTAAATTAGACTCAAACCACCCATCATTGTTCTTAGAAAAAGTACTCAAATAATTACCTCCATGTACTAGTATTCATGTCCTTTTCATCTACTATTGTATTATTCATTTCCATCACCTTAAGGTATCAATAGAGAGTCTGTTTTCTCGTCTCCCCTGAACCACTCATCAAATCCGGGCATATAATCATCTAAGAGTGTTACGCTACCCTTGAACTCTTTAGATGCCCAATTAGCAAGCGCAAGACTCATAGCCAAATCGTCATGAACGCCCACACTTTCTAACTTTCCACTTTTTTGCATACCGAATCTATTCAATTCTTGTTCCACTTTGTGAGTATAAGCCCTGCTCCTTTCATCACCGTATGGGAGTTTTATATGTCCTTGCTCAAATGCAAGAAGTAAGGACATGAAAAGAGATTCTTTCTTTGCTCTAGTAGTCATGAAAACACGAATAGGCATATCTGCTCGTAATTCTCTCATTTCTTGTGCTAACATTCTTTGAAAGTTGTTACCTTCAAGTTCGATTAAATCAGGAGAAAAACGACTATTTAACATGACCATCATTCTTTTTTGTGCCATAGACGACATACCTCTTTCATGTACAACATGGACAATTTCTTTTATTATTTCATCCGGTTTTTGTCTCATTACAGTCATAGCGGTAAAATCAGCATTTTTGTCAGAAGATATAGCGGGGTCATGTCCAATAAAGTGTTGACCAAATACACCATCTGCTTCACCTTCCTCATTGTAATTTGTCTCTGCTCTATCTAAAAGAACTAATTTCGGGTCTCTACATTTTTCTAACATAGGGCCGGGAAACATACTGGCTACGTCATGTATTGGTTCACAAAGATATTCACGTGAAAATTGTATAGCGGGCATAGACATTCTTCTATGTTCTAGTGCGCCTAAATCCCATCTCTCAGGCCATAGCGCAACACCCTCTTCATTTATCGCAGGATATGTCTCAACACGAAATGTTTCTTTCTCTTCTAATTCTGCATACAAATCATTGTAACTAAACGGAGTACCTACCATCATCAGTTTACTGCTGTGGTGAAGTACAGGTAACAAAACCCCATAGAACCAATCTGCTGTTTTAGCAAGTTCACTGGCGGTAGTACCCCATAAAATATCATCACACACTACTATGTCGGGGTGGAAACCACGAGTTGCACCCCCAACTGACTTCGCCATCATACGACTACCATTGGAAAACTCAAAGTAAGATTTAGCCCAAGGTTTGCCTTGGGGTTTCAAATGTCTTAATATATCGTTCCCTTCTATAATATTACGTACAAAGCGCATGTGTTCAAGAGTTTGTTCAAGAGAGTGGGAGAATATCATAACGTGGGTATTAGGTTTGTATGCCGCTAACCATAAGGCATACATCATAAAGAAAACAGATTTTCCGTGGTCTCTCGACGCTTTAACGCAAAAATACTGTGATTCTTCTAAACCTACTTTCCAAGACTCATGATGATGATTGTACAAGAAACCTAGCATATCTACAAAAAAATACTTGAATGATTTCTTAGACATCTCTTTATCCATATTAAGAATAAATGCTTCCATTTCTTCTTTACTTTTACTCATGGATACTCCTGTCGTAAAGCATTCATTGGATGATAATTATCATTATTATTAAACCAATTTTGTTTTCTACTCTCCTCTCGTAAAGAATCCATTGCAGAATTAGTAGGCGACATCGCTTCTTCTTCTGTAAACTCAGCATCTATTGTCCGAGGAGGAGGTAATTGTTTTGGAGAGGCGATTGTAGGCACAGTAGTATTATTCTCAGGTGTACCCGTTCCTCTTCCTCTTCTTACCCCGATTCGTGCTCCTAAAGTGGTAGAATACGGTTGTGCAGTCCGTCCCCCAGTATAAGCAGCAGTACCTATATTTGCCATCCCACTAAAGTCAAGCGGTTGACCGCTAGAACTCAAATTGTAAAATGCGCTAAGACCGCCTAACCCAGCACCAGCATATAGACCCGCTCTGCCTAATCCTCTAGCCCATTTCTCTGCATGTTTACCTTGTTCGCGAGTGGCAGTACCATCCGTGGGTAATGCTCCGGGCGATGTGACGTTGCCCTGTTTGTCATACGTTCCATAAACCGCTTCCTCAGGTGTAACCCAATTTGGTAGATTATACATGACGTTTCCTAAACCGCCTCCCGATTGGCCGCCGCCCATCATAAAGGCTGACGATTGATTAGCATCGGCGTCTTTTCTTAAAACATAGACCTTACCCATCTAGACACCTCCGAATGAAACCTTGACGACTTTTACTACTCTGTCAGAGTATCCGTATGTCTTAGATATTCTTTGCCAATCGCCTTTAGTGTTTAATATTGTACTAACATCCATAGATGTAATCTCTAACATTTTCGCTAAATATAGAATATCTGTAATTGAATTTACACTTAATTGTACTGAAGGCATGTGTTTGATTATTTCGTCATCGCTTCTTGCATCTTCTATTTGTAGAATTTCTACCGCTTTGATTAATCTATCCATGGCAGCATTATGTCCATCTTTACTTTTAGTAGGATAGTCAGAAAGAAAACGTTGGTAGGGGTCACCCATATTTTGTTGAAACTCTTGTTGTCTTTGCTGTTGTCTTTGAGGAGATAATACGCCGACTGGTGGTACTTGGGCTTCTCCGGGGTAAAGTGTCTGCGCTTGTTGAGGATGGTATTGTGATTGAGGTAATCTAGACATAACATTCTGAACTGTTTCAGGAGATGAGTTACCAAACTTTGCTCTCATTTGTTGCTCAGGGTTTAAACCCGGCGTATTCGGGTTTACTTGTAGTTGTCTGACTGGTGGTGGAGTTTGAGGTGGAGTTTGAGGTGGTGGTGCGGCATTAGTTGCAGCCGTCGCCGCCCCGCCGGTAATCGGAAGAGGTGCACCGCCTTGACCCTTTGCGTTTCCATCTCTAGGTTTTAACGAACTTTCTTCGGGTTGCATAGATGCACCCACAGGTGTCATAGAATTAGGCATCTCTGAATATCTAATATAGTCGGGTACGCCAAGTTGAGTTCTATCTTCATGTGTTCCACCTTGAATTATATTATCTACAATAGGTTGTAGTTGTTGTAATTCTTCTTGTGTAGGTATTTCTTTTCTTTCGTGTCCACCTGCTATAGTGTGGGTGTGAAACAAATGGTCTAATATTGCTTTTATATTTGGAGCATTAGCCCTAGTTTCAGGAGTATCGTACAAATTAATATTAGCGGCCTGTAAATCCTCAGGAGATATTTCATCATCCATGTGGTTAATTCCTTGCGATGCTGCAAGCACAACATTACTCCAAGCATCTTTTGCTCTATTATGATGGCCTATTTTACCAGTTAATTGGTGTTCAACACCAATTTTACTACTATGGCTCATAAAGTGGTCGAATCCTTTTCCTTCTTCTGCTGTATCACCATATCTTTGACCATAAAAATGATTCATTCTTCCAACAGTTTGACCCGGTTGTTTCACACTACCGTCTTCATTAAATTTAGGATTTCTATTTTCTCCATAAACTGCTTGAAATGCTGGAAACTGAGAGAAATATTTTGCTGCCTCTAATTGTCCTTCAGGGGTTTGTAATAACGCTTTTATCGGTTTACCGTTTATTTCTCCCGGTATGTTTGCTAAATGTTTCATAGCACCTGAACTATCAACTATCAGATTACTCAGAATACCATCTCTGTCTTTCCCAGTCGTTAAAGCCATATGATGAAGAAAACTATTAATTGTTTGTGTTCTTGGTTGGCTTTTTTGTCCGGGGGCTGCGTCTCTTTGAGGAATGTAATATGTGTTTGGGTAATGATGTGCAATACCCCAAGATGATATATTTTGAAAGGCTCTACTATCAGGCATTCTACCTCCCCATTTTGCTGCTTGACTCGGTTGTATTCTCCCATCAGTTACTTTACCTGTGTCAACCGCTTGTGCGCCAAATTCCATTCCGCCCTCTCCATCAGGAACTAAATGTAATCTATGTGGTTTAACGTAAGGTTTCTTTATCCAACTATGTTGGTTAGGTGTAGGATGACCTAACTCACCCATAACTTGACCAAGTTGATTATTGAACGGTACTGCATAAGATTCTAAATAAGTACCATTTCTATGGTCATCACCATGCATATTAGTGTATGTTGTTGTTAAATTACCATCTTGGTCATAATTACTTCTAACTCTATGGTCTTGTTCTGTTAATGGCGATAAATGTATTTTTCTCCAAGCAACGTCATCTACATTTGGTAAATGATTATTTTCTTTATGGTCTTGATTATGCATGTCTATGGCTTTTTGTATTACATCTTTAGCAGGTACTTTAATACCGTGTTGTAAAAGAGAATCACCAACTGCTCGTATAATGCCGTCAATACCATGCATGTGTTCTCCGCCTGATTCATCGCCGTAGACATTTTCATCATGCATTCCTTTTTTCCATTGACCGGGGTATACGTGACCTACGCCGGGAATACCTGATTCGTTTTCACCATGTGCTCCGGTGTGTGCGAATGCTGGAATATCCATTCTGTCAGGGTCAGGATTATGAGAATCAGGTGGAGGGTATCTCAAGGCTTGTAATTGGCCTGCAAACAGGTTGTAATTACCGTCTCCCTTTCTAAGTAAAAGAGATTTCATTATGATGAATGAGTCAATCAAGGTGTTCTACCGCCTCTACTTGTAAGATGGTCTAAAGGATTAATACCAAATGTGCGAGGCTCATTATTTGCATCTTCTGTAGCGCCTTCAGGTCTTGTGGTCTGTTTCGGGCCTGCTTCTGTATGGGCAGGTAAATGACTAGCAGCATCTACGCTTTTCTCCCCTTTACCTTTTTTCTTATTCTCTTTACGGTTCAAGGCTCTTTTAGCATCAAGGAGTAATTGTCTTAATTCTGTGGTGTCGTAGTATGATAGTCCCCTTTTTTGTAGTTCACTACCTTCTCCAATCTCACCAGTCATTACAGGTGCACCTTGTATCGAAGAACTAGGTAACTTAGGTCTGTAACTTGGACTTTGGCCGGCCATACTTTGTACCCCAACTCCCATTCTTGGTTGGGACATTACAGGAGGACTCGGTATGGAAGGTGAAGGTAAAGTAGGTCTGTTTGGTGCAGTAGGTGGCATTAATGGTGGAGGTCTAATTGACCTAAGTGATGGTCTTCTCATTTGTTGGGCTTGTCCGGGGAGTAGACTTTGTAGTGTACCACCGCCAGTTAACCCCGCTTTGTATGAACGTGCACCAAATCTAGAAGGTGTAGAAGATACAGTTCGTATGTTACCTAAACGCTTTCTTGCTTCGGACTGACCTAGGTATTGTCTATATCTCTTTACATCTTTTGACATAGGCTGTTTAGTTTTTACACCTCTGTGAGACATCTCGACAGCAAGATGTGCTCTACCTAACCCTGTTTTCTTGCTACCAGCAATACCTCGCATTCTTGCCTTTGCTCTTCTAGATGTAGCACTAGCAGGTGTCATACCACCCGGAGGTCTCTTGAACTCTCCAGTCGAAGGCCGCCATTTCTTCTGCCTTTCTTTATGCGCTCTTCTTGCTTTGGCACCCTTTTCCCTCTTTGGTTTTTTACCTATAAAACCGGCTCTCCCGCCTTTCAATAACTGGAAGGCTATGTCCATTGGTTCTCCCATAGCAAAATTATGCCCACCGGCAAAACCCGGTCCTCTAGCCTGATTAGCCATACTAGTCATAGCACCGAAATTACCCGGAGTACCGGTCATTAAAGAAGGCTCAAGTTCATTATCGAATTTTGTTGGTTCTAAGTCTTCATCTTTTTCTTCCTCGTCTTCAGGAGGTAAATCTGCTGTAGTTACTGAAATATGTCTTAACTTATTCATTTCAGATTCTCTTTCTTTACGCTCTTTCTTTTTGCGGTCAATTCTCGCATCACGATATTCACCACCTTCTGCTCCGTAAACATCCCCTTCATCTTCATGATTACTACGGAACATGTGAGAGGATTCGCCTCTCGGTCCATACATACGAGTATCGCTACCAGTACTTGTCATACCTGACTTCAAAATCTTAACTGGCTTAGTCATGTTGTACCCCCGCAAATTCAAAAGCAGTTTGCATCACGAGTTGTCCTAACTCATTGTAGAATAAAGAAATACTGGTTGGGCTTTTGAATTTAGTAGACATATCATTACAATGTTCTAAGAACTCGTAACATGAATGTCTTATTTGTTCTCTTAACGGTAATACTATTTCAGGCTCATCTGTATCGTCTAATTGCTTTATACAATCTATTATGTGCATTAGACTATTTTCATTAATTAGTACATTAGCCTCTTGATATGCATAATGTCTAAATCTTTCTGACACACATATACAATAATCAAAAAATAAAGGATAATGTATAGCAGACATATTATTAGATTGTATAAAAGTACGATAACCCGGATGTTGGACTTGCATTAAGTCTGACACAGGTATCATATAACTTCCTCCATTTCTGCCTGTAACTTACTTTTGATTCTTTTCCAACTTTCAGGACTTTCTTTTGCTAATTCTATTTTTAGTATATTGATTGTTTGATTTACCTGAGTACCGTCTATTTGTGTACCCCATTTATCTTGGAAGCCGGTTAAATCTTTTATTGATTCTCTTACTTCTTTATGTAAAGTTACTGCATTTCTCACAAACCCTTCTTCATGTACGCTCCCTTCATCCATTAATTCTGAAAGTTTTCCGTTGAGTTTTTCGACATTACTTCGTAATACTGTAATTTCATTTCCGACTGTAATTGCAACTTCTGTCGCTGCCGAGCGTTGAACTAACGGTTGAAAGTGATGCTTCATATGATGATATACTGTAGTCTCCTTAATTTCTAATTCTTCTGCTATTAATTCTGATTCAGTACCATCGGTAAAGAATCTGTTTTCATAATCTGCTCTATTTTCACTTGAACAAATAGAACAAGATGGATTTGCAGCCATATGGTATTGACCCATGTGATTACGATAATGACGGTCGGCAGTATTAGACCTCCAACTCATATCTTTATCTAATTGAGCACAAGATAATTCACCATTTTTAATGGCCTCTTCCAAACCCACTCTGTCATCGTTTTGACAGAATGCACAGGAACGTTTCATAACTGGCTCTCGCTCAACCATGTTAATGCGGAGTAAGGTGTGCTTAATCACTATTGCTTACACAAACCGCGTTATTCGCTGATATATAGATGTCAAGAGAATAAAGGACAAAAAGACTCCTACCAAATACATAGACATTTCTCCTTGGTTAATATCGCCATTTTTGAATATTAAAATCCCCATGAATATAAGTATAGCACTAATTAATTGTACCATTACCATATCTACAATTACTTCTCTTTTTGGCGCAAGCATATGCATTGACATATCTGCTATTTGTCTTGGTACTGGTACACCAAAATTACTAGAGGCATTGCCACCTAACATTATGCTCTTCCACCTGTTAAGAAACTACGGAAGAAAGTACCAGTACCTTGTGCTGCATTATTTAATATACCGGGGTCCATCAGAGCATTAGACAATTGATTTTGTAGCATACTCTGTTGTGCATTTTGCATTGTTTGCTGTCTCTGTGTATCTGCATTTGAAACTGTTTGATTAATCATATTAGTCATAGAGTTCATTTGTGACATTATATTTTCTGAACTCATAGTTTGTAGTTCAGTTGGTAAACTAGCAGTATCTAATGTAAAAACACCAGCCTCTTCATCAAAATTATAACTAGCATTTTTAATTACATTTAGTAATGAAAATGTATTAATCTGACTAATAACTTCTAAAAGCATAGGAAAGATTGGGGATTGAAGAAATCTTTCTACTGGATAAGAAGTGTTTAACATGGTCATTAAAATCTCAGTCTCACTTGGTGGTAGTATGGCTTGTTGATTATACGGGTCTTGACCAGTTGCACCAGCAAACATAGAATTTAACATTCCGGGTTGTTGTGGAGTTTGATACCAACCTTGTTGTGGGGCTGAGTAGCCGCCGTTATACCCACCCATAGGTGCACCTGTTTGACTAAGATTTAACGCATTAGTAGTTGGCTGTTGATTGTTCCATCCCATAGTCATTGCATACCCTCCATTACTGCTTCCGGTATCGTCGGAGCAGGGTTAAGGACTTGAGCCTGTTGGTTTAGAACATCCTGAAATGCTGGATTTGTTTGATTCATTTCCATTAATTCTTTTTGGAACATTCTCATGTCAAATGTTATAGTTGTTATATCATTATCTCCAGTAACCGGATTAGTATAATGTTGCATACTAATACCATTACTACCTCTAGCATCTGCTGATATTTCTGCAAAGAAGCCTTCGTATTTTGTAATCATAGGGTGTGTTGGTCCCTGTTGCCCACCAGTAACAGTAGATATCGGTACCGTAACTATACTAACTCCTCTTTTTATTTTATCACGGAAACGACTAGGTTTCATTTCATCTTCAATATCTTGTTGGTCTTCCCACCTACATAACAAATGATACAAATGTAAATGCTCAGGACAATAGGTAGCCCTCATTTTACGACCACTAGTTACTCCCTCTCTAGCAATAAACGCTTCAGACTCTCCGGTAACTGGATTCTGCCAATACATATCCCAAAGTGTTCTACCGCTCTCTTCATCAGTTATTCTAGAATATAAATTATCATGTTGTATTAATTGTTTCACATTACAACCATCTACACAACATACAGCAGTATCTTTATTATACATATATTTACTATGGCGAAATAATCTTCTAGGGTCAAAAAAAGCACGTTTTGTAGGAGCCAAAAGTTTGTACGCTTGACGAATATCTAGTTTTCTTGCTTTGTATGGATTAGCGTGACGGGAAGGATAGAAGTTTACTTTAGGAACTTCTATATTTTTTTCTGCTGCCATTCTTTGCATTTGTTGTTGTGCAGACGCTTGTTCCATTAGAGCAGCGTGTGAAAAATTTGGATTTCCTTGTTGTGACAACGCCATTAATGTAGCGTCATTTACTTGACCAAGATTTTGTTGTTGTGGATTATAGAAAGGATTCATTCCCATTACCATATGTATCATTCCTGTGGGCATACTGAAATAGACATTTCCCCATTTTTAACTTCTAAAGTCCATTCTATTTTAGAGCCAGCAGATAGACCAAACTGCTCTACAATCCACATAGGAATAGTAGTTCTAAGTGAATTACTAGAGCCTCCTGTGGAAACTAATGCAGTAGTCGTCGTCCCCTTCCCCATGTTACTCCCACACCCTACCACATTAAAAAGGTCACTTTTGAGGTCAGTAATCTATCATCTCTAATAATGTGTTTTCTACGTTCCAACCTATACGCGTAGCCATGAACGAACGACGTGTTGGTACGCCTGCTTTTTGTAATCTAATTAGGTCTTCTCTAAAAGGGTCAAAAATCTTATGTTCTCCAATTCTACCCTCTCTCCACAACTGTGCTGCCTTTTCATCAAAATACCTATCTGCTTTATTTGCAACTAGTAATATCATCTTAGGTACGTATTTCTTACCTCTTCTCCAACTCTTCCAATTTCTATACCTATAATTTCTGTTTATTATACTGTCTACTAAGAATCTGAATCCTCCTATTTGCTGTAAAGCCTCATCCCCTCCTCGAAACGCTCTATCGTCAAACATGAATATAACGTACTCACATTGTCTATTTACCATATCATCAATCCAAAGATTCCAAAAACGCTCTTCACCACCTATGTCAGCAGAATGAATAACCCTTCTCTCACCTTCCCAACGAACTCTTTTACGAGTGGGTTTGGGTAATATATAACGAGTGACTAATTTGAAATGTGTAGTTCTTTCATGTTCGGGTATTTCTTCCATTTCGCCCGGAGTGGTCATGTATTTATCTAAAGTCGTCTTACCGACCATAGTTGCGCCATAAATCCCTACTCTTCGTGATTTCCAATTATTATATGCCTGTTTACCATACAAGGCCACGCCCACTAATACACTACCACTAGCAGCAACCATAAAGCATCAACTAAACTTATTAGTAAGCCAAGAACCAAAGTCTGCTGCTTTTTGATACCACCATTCAACTGTTAATTCCCAAAGATTCCAATCTGAATTTGCTTCCATAGCAGATACACACATAACAGCGATAAAAGATACGAGTACGGTTCTAATCCAACCAATGCCCCATTCATATGTATTATCGACGGTGTTTGCTAAATGCATTGCTCGAAGAGTTTCTTCTACCGAGTCATCACCAACATTGCGAAATATACGCAAAGGAGAAGGAATTAGTTGTCCGGGTAGCACCATCTTGTCCTACCACACTAGGTTCTATATCTTAAATCCGGTGTACCATCTTTTTTCATTCGCTGGTTTGATGGTTGTCCATCTCTTGGTGGTATAGGTAAAGTACGCGATGGTATATTTGATTGATTCAATGAATCAACTGCTTGCTGTGTACTAGAAAGTCCAAGATTCATAGGTGCCTCATTTTTTGCACCATGCGCAGGTACGAGTCCGGGGTTGAAGGTATTATGATAGTCTCCTTTAACGCCAGCACTAACGGCACCACCATTAAAAAATTGATTATTATCTAATACTCTATTAGGGTCTTCGTGCATCATACGTAATTCATTTTCTAATTGTAATTCCATTTGCCTTAATTCTAAATCTACTCTACGTTGGTCAAAGCCCATTTGCTGCTGTCTATACATATTCTGCCTGTTTCTTTGTAATTCTGCAACTTCCACTTTCTCTTTCATAGACTGTTCAAAGAACATCTTAAACAAATAATATGCTATTGTTTGAACTGCAAGCGCACCCATCGCATAAGTCATACCATCTATTGTTGAACTTGCACTTGAACCTGCGGGCATCCATAAACCCGAACTATATACTCCTATTGCTAATCCAACTAAGGCCGATTGAGATAAAATCAACCCTGTCATTTTCATTTCGTTTGTATCCCCTACATCTCTGCTCATGCTGTGACCTCGTGTTAGCCCACAGTGGGGGTCATCTTAAGGGTTGGCTGTCCGAATAATCTAATGTATTGTCTATATACAAGTAATATTATGTATATTTGTATAGACGTACAATCGGAATTATCGGACAGTTTATTCTGATTTAAGTAAGTTCCACGCTAATGAAAATGCAACACTAGAACTTTTATTCATTTCTTGCCATTCAGGGTCAAAATTAATTGTTGGCTCTCCTAATTCCATTTTGGACGGGGGAGGGGCGTGGTAAGAAGGGGGGTGGAAAGAAGGGGGGTGGAAAGAAGGCATATATGGGTTAAATGACCATTCTGTCTGTATACCTGTTCCTTTGCACTTCCAACATGTTTCATGTGGATATCTTGGGTCAGCCTGAGCCACATCCTCTTCATCACCATAAGGGTCAATAATTCCAGCACCATTACAATATTCACATTTTTTAGGAGGTGTCGTTGGGTATGACGGATAATTACTCATTTTTTCACCTTGACCCTGCGGAGAGTGCCTTTGTTTTTGAAATGTCTTGCTCTATTAGCATGTGCGCTTTCAAGAGTGAGTTTACCACCTTGTGTGTGGCTAACATCCGCACCACCCTTACCGTATATGCCACGCTTCCTACGCTCTGCGTTTAATTGCTCACGGTACTTTACGCGCTTAGGTGTCTTTTGATATTGCTTGTCATACTCTAACTTGTGAGCAAATGCTGCTGGTGACTTGCGCTCTTTGAGCAACTGGAAGGCTATGTCCATTGGTTCACCTGCCGCAATTGATATTCCTTGTTTCGGTATGTTCATCTCTGCCATGCTTTGAGATACAGGGGTATCTAACATACTTCGTAGTTTCATATTCTGCATTTGCCTACTTCTACCGCCCTGTCCCTTAGTACCTCGCAATCTTCCCGGTGGCGTAAAATTGTATGCAGGGTTTCCTCTTAAATTTCTAGATAATACTCTGACTGCATTATTCATGCTGTCATAATGAGGTTTTCTTACGCTGTCCCTAGACTCGTAGTCATCGAATCCCTCATTAATAAGATTCTGAACGCCTTTTGTTTGTTCAGGGGTTTGTGGAAAAGGTGCCGGAACTGTGCTTTGTAATTGAGTAGGTCTTTCACTTTGATAGGCTGGCGGATTTGTAGGAGGATTATTTGTAAACTGTCCTTGTAGATACGGCGTTACCATACTACCGAGAGTAGCATCAGGATTCTCACCCATATATTCGTCTATCGAGCCGTAATCTAATTCGTGTGGATAATGATAAATGTTGTCCGTGGCATTATTACCTATACCTCTAACACCACCTGCCCAACCCTTAAGCAACTGGAAGGCTATGTGCATTGGATTAGCCTTATTTGCTTCCTGCCAACCCGTAAAAGCCAGCCTCTGACTACTCGGAAAATCTGTAGAGTACTCCGGTTTTTCCTGCATCTCCATACTACTGAACTTGTCCTTTACCTCCCCCTCCGGTGTAACGTAGTTCACCCCTTTCTCCCCCTTTTCCGAGATTCCCATGGATTCCTGACCGTATCTTACCGCTATCTCATTAATGGAATCCCTTGCACTATCAGGCACGTTAGTGAGCATGAAAGATGGTTCTGCGTCCCACTGCGCTCTACCTGTGGCACTGGTTATATCGAAGTGACCATGTTTCTCTTTGAGTGCGGCGAGGTCTTGTAGCATTTTATCCGAACGCTCATTTTGTTCATCATCGGGCATATCATCGTTTCCGGGTTTAGCGGCGATGAAAATATTACTGTTATCTTCTGCGAGTAAGTTCTCTACCATTTTTGGGTCGTAACCCCAAAGAGTAGATTGCCTTGTCTTTCCCTTGAGCAACTGGAAGGCTATGTCCATTGGACTTCCTTTTGTTAACTCATGGATTTCTTCAGGGGTTTTATCGTATAATGATTCTTGAAATTCTTGAAACTCATCATCATTCATATCTTCTATTTTTTTAGTTGGTTCCCTTGATTCACCCCAAGGTACTGGTTTGTCATTCCACCTACTAATTCGTCCTTTTTCACTAGAACGTCTATTAGGACCAAGGTCAGGAGTGCCCATCTCTCTCGTTTGATGTAAATAATGGTCGCGTAATGGTACTTCAACAAGGCTTTCGCGTGGAATATCTTTGTCGTGTTCGATAAACGCTTCTGCTAAATCTTCTTGCGCTTCATCACTATCTCTTCTGTGTACTTTACCATATTTATCAAGATTTCCACGAATGTAAACTAACTTTTCGTGGTTGTTATGAGTGAATAAATTACGAATATCTCCGACAGTATTTTTTGCAGCCCAAGTTCCAGCCTTTGCATTTTTCAAATCAGCAAAATGTTTTTTACTGCGAGGGTTATACTTACCATCTTCATATTTACCGGACATATAATATCTTGAACCCGATTTGGGGTCTTTACTCCATCGTGAGTCGGGGTCATCCCAAACAGGGTCATCATCATGGGGTATTTCGGGAATCCTTTGTGGAAGTCTTGGGTCACCTCCTTCAAAGTTTTTATTAGAACCATCTTGTGGTACGGCTTGACCTGCCTTTCGATGATTTCCTTGTACACGAATAGCCGTAACAGGTTCTACACCCTGCCAACCAGTTGTTTCATCTAATCTTGGGTCAAATTGTGGTATCGTGGTTTGATAATTATTATCTACTGTATGTCTTTTTCTTTCTATACTAGGTTCATCTTCATACTCATTACCATATAAACTATCAGTAGACGACCAATCACTTTTCAAATAGTTCCAAGATTTATTGAATACCATTTTACATCCATCCTGAATACCCCGGTTGTGATGTAGGTTTAGGACCAAACCAAGTGTTACCGAGTCCACATCGCATCATCTCCTAAGGTTATCACTTTGGCCTAACCGCCGATGTTCAGGATTCTGCTCACTTTGTCTCTCCAAATAGTTTCCCATAGTCATGCCTTCAGGTAACTCCGGTTCCCCCATAGGATGCCAACCTTTAGGGTCATTCGGGTCGTAATTGCCTGTTTCTGAGTTAACCATCGTGTTACCTGTGTAATCTTTAGGAATGTAATTAGGAAACCACGTTTTACCAAAATCAGGGTGTGCTTCTAATTCTTCCTGAGTTGGAGCGTGGGAAACGTCTTCACTCAAGTTTTGCCTAGCCTGTGCGTTTCTTGCTTGGATTTGTTGCCACAATTTTTTTTCTGGTGTTATATCTTCCTGAGGTGCACGCCAAGTTCCATCTGAGCCTTGATGCATATCAATTGGCTCGGTTTTGAGAAATTGCCAAGCCTCATTGAATGCAGTCAACCCAATCACCTGTTTGCAAAAACGTCTCTTGGCATACTAGGTCTTGGTTGATTATGAGCAGAATCTTCAACATCTGAATTAAAGAATGGAGGATACCCTTCTGAATTGGGAGGTGCATCACTTCTTCTAGAGCCTCTAAATCTAGGGTCACCCGGTCTAGGTGCACTACGTGGCCTTTGCATTTCAGGCATACCTTCTGCCATTATTGCAGCACGTTCTGCTTGATTCATTTCTGCTTCACGTGCACCTTCATTACCAAACTCAGGTTTACCATATGGCGGTTCCATATCTTCCATATCTTCGTATTCTGAATCGTTTATGTCATCTTCTCTAGCGTGATTTTGCGCCCCTTCTCTATGAATACGATTTTCATTCATAAAACGATAAGGGCTACTTCTTGGTGTTGAGCGAGTACTCATAGGAGGGTAATCTTCATTTTTTAGAATGCTCCATGCCTTTTTCATCGGCATTGAACCATACTTCTTTATTGGCATTTCGGGAGTAGCGGCATCGGTGGGCTTAGTTTTCATTTTTGGGCCAATGCTGATAACTACTGCAACGCCTTTCTTTGGTTTTTTATCCAATTTACTCACCTTCGCCACTTCTAAATGAATCAAACCACTCAGGATGATTCTGTCTGTAAAAATCAATTATTTGAGAATCTTCTTCGTGGTCGTCTATTTTTTGACGTAGTTTTGATGCCTTGTCTTTCTTTTTTCGGCTATCAGAACGAGTTTTACCGCTTTGATTTAGTGCTTCTTCCATGTAAGAAGGCATATCGTGTTGCATAGCGACTTGAGCAGAAGGGGTAGATTTTAGAAGTTTTATTGCTGCATCTATTGGTTTCATTTTGCTCTCCGCCGTACTGCTAACACCTTCTCTACTAGTGCGATACTTCTAATATGTTACGCTTCGTGCTGTATTCGTGGTGGTTCCCTTTCCGCAGGTTCAAGTTGTTGCAACTTCTTCTTTCCATACCACTCATCATCACCGCAATACAGGTGGGAGTATGGGAGCCGCCACACCTTCTGTTTTAGTGGTGAAAGGTAAAGACAACATGGAAAAGTTCGTACAAGCGTTACCGTTATTAACAGGTGCATTAGTAACACAAGCGGGTAGAGCGGGTGGAAATAAATTACTTAGCGCGGCGGCCAAAAGATTTGCTGCTGTTAAAAATGCAAGGACTGCGGGAAAAATAACTCAAGTTCCTAAAGGTAATACTTTGAACGCTCTTAGAGGCAAAGGGTATACAGGCATGAAACAAAATCCTGTAAAAGTAAGAGGATATAAAAATATACCTGAAGGTTTGAATCTACCTGAAGGTGCTAAAGATTGGGATAGTTACTTAGAAAACTCGCAACAAGTAAAAGATTTGCAACCCCAAGCCTCTTCTATACCACCACAGCCAACCTTAAATGATTTTCAAGGCGGAGGTAGCCTTCCTGAAACCATATCACAGAATCCAAGTGGACAGCAAATAGCCGGAGCAAAAAGAAGGGCTTTAGATGAAGCGGTGGGGCAACACAAGAATAGTGATGGTAGTATGGGGTTAACCAATACTAGCACAACCGAAACACAACTCGTTGATGGTTCAAAAGCAGAAGCATTGAGCGCTGGGGAGAAACAAGCATTGCAGGCGGGGACTGTCGGTGTGGTTTCAGGTGCACAACAGATGGCATCTCAAACTATGGCAAATAATCAAGCCAAACAACAAGCCGAAATGAAAAGAATTGAAGATTTGTCATCAGCAGGTCGAGCAAAAGCCAGTACAGGAACTGGCGGGCAGGTCGCCGTAACATGATTGCTATGGCAATAAAAGGCTATCTAAGAATTAGAATAGCAGAAATAATTCAACATGTTATCATTGGTGTTTGTTTGACAATAGTGGTCGCTACTATACTTTTAGCCTAGTATTTACAAACTTCATAAGCGGTTCTAAGTCTTTAGTCGTAACACCACAATCAAGATTCTCTTTACTAGCCCAATGTACTAATTGTTCTGTGGCTAAATTGCCCCCTGAACCCGGTACAAACGGACATCCACCCATCCCACCAATGCTTGAATCGAACTGAGTAATCCCGCAATCAAAGCCAGCAGACAAGTTATCATACATTCTACCCTCTCTAAATCCATGATGTAGATGTAGTGCTATCTTAGCATCTATTTTTCTGTCCGTTAAACGCATCACTTTACGAATTAAGGACGGATTAGCATTGCCAATTGTATCAGACAAAACGATAGTATCACCTAGCGTATTAGCCCATTCCATGGTTTTTAGCATGTCTTCTTGTGGTATTTCACCAATCATAGGACATCCAAAGGCTGTAGAAAGGTATACTCTAACGTTTTCGGGTCGGATTCCGTCTAATGCACCACAATATTCAGCAAAAATCGTATTTAGGCTCTTTCCGAAGTTATTGATATTGAAGTAATTAGAGGGCGAGAAAAAAATATTGAACTTTTCCACACCTACAGCCTTCCCTCTCTCAACTCCCCTGCGATTAGGCACTAAGACACCGAGATTGTGCTCAGGCGCTAAATCTTGAACTTTGAGAAAAACCACATCGCTATCGGCCATGTTAGGAACTCTGTCAGGATTGACCATTGAGCCAACTTCAATATTTTTGATACCGGCCTTAGCAATTTTTCGTATCAGGGTTACTTTGTCATATGTTGATGTTATTGTGTCGGCGCTCTGTAGACCGTCGCGTGGACCAACTTCGTAAATGGAAAAGTCACTCATTCACTCATCTCCGTACCTAAAATTGGGTAATCTACCGGAGTAAGATACTGTCTCGGTATTTTTTCGTCATATCGAAATACGTTATCGGGCGCGAGCGGCCTCGTTGAAGGATTTGCTTGTTGGGGTGCCCCTTCCCTTATTCCAAATATTCGACCCTGTTGATTCCTATTTTGCCCTCTCGTGTAGGCATAATCGGCTGCTACATCTTTATTATCGGTTGCATATACACCTTTAGGAAACATTTCACTTAGTTTTTCTCTTCCATATCTTTCTAGCATCTGATTCAACCCTAGCGTGGAAGGTTCCGTCGGCTTCAACCCTTCAAAGTTAATTCTCGACGCTGGCTCTACTGTTGTCCCATGGTAATACTTCACATCGCCATATGGAGAAGGAAAATCAGGATGATACTCACCTAACGTACTTTGACGCGTATCTTGTTTGAGCAAAAGCCACGCTTTGTCGAAGGGGTTCATTGCGTATCCTCCCATTTAAAACTCTAGATTGTCAGGTATCGGCCATTCATCCCGACCTTTCCACGCATTCTTAACCGCCTCAGTCTGACTAACAGACGGCACAATTCGATTTTTATCCTTCGCCGCCATAACCGCCGCAAAATCATAAAGTGACTGCATATATCCTTTATTTTTATGCTCACCCCTCGTCTGAGTCCACTGTGGTACAACTTCAGGCTTAGTAAAATCCGCCGAAGAAATGCTGGTCATAGCCCGCCGTGGGTCATCATCATACGATAGTTTTCCGCCCCGCTCATATTTTTCGCCACCGGCCTCTAAAATTTGTGCTTTGTAAGAATCAATATTTCCACCCACAGGATTATGCTCATCAATCGCCACCGGATAAGATTGCTTAGAACCATACACTGGAAGAATCTCATTAGTTTGTGGGTCTTGAAACAAAGCGGTATACTCATTTTTCCCGGTTTGATGCATCGTACCGGGCACAATTGGCGCTTTGAGCAAAAGCCACGCTTTGTCGAAGGGGTTCATTCGTTAAACCCCCATTCATTACGAAAATTATCTGGTATGCGACTACCTTGTGTATAACGGATTTCGTTTCCTTGAAAGTCTAACGGGATAGCCTCATCTAAATATCTCGCTGGTATTGGGTCTGTCGTTAGTATAGGTTTTGTCGCATAGTCACGACCCTTGTGCCAATCCAAGTCCTCGAATCTCTTGCCCGGAGGTAATATAGTGGAACCTACTATCGAGTGTTGGAAATTGTCATTCAGTTTCGCATATTCGTCCCAAAATGACTGAGGGGGCATAGTCGATGATGATTTTACCCCATCAAGCATTTTTTTGCTTTTAATATGTTCAGGTGTCTCTGCTATTTCTGCCGCCCGACGACTAAAGTTATCAGCAAAATACCGCGCAGACAGAGCAGGATGACTCACAGGGGCATAAGGCCATGATTCTCTCAGTTCTTGTTGCCCTTTGGTATTGGGTAAAGCACCTCTTTTATGCATGAACGACCACACTCCTTTGTCACTCGGTGACCAAACATGGGCTTTGCTGGCGCTCGTTTCAGGCTTGAGGCCGCGTCTCTGCATCCTTTCCGTCCATGGCTCTACACTTCTTGGCTGTATGCCTTCGGAAAGCACCTCATCGAGGAACTTCGTCGGAATACTACGATATGCTTTGAAGGGGCGAGCCTCCTTTATGTCCTTAGCATAAGGGTCGAACTCTACTGCCTTCAGCAAAGCCCACGCTTGGTCAAAGGCGGTCATTGTTGTCCCTCCATCCTAAACATTTCGGGAGTGAGTTCCAAATTCCTTTCCTCATCAAATTGCCCTCGTAGTTTCATACCAACTAAATCATTCATCATTTCTTGTGAAGCCGGATGAGGATATTCACCCTGATGTTCACGATTATTGTAATAATCGTCCGTTGAAATCTGCACAGGCACCGGCTCATCACCCATCAAATTATGAACAGCCGCCATCCTGTGCCTCCCTTCGTGACCTACAACATTCCCCCTACTCACATCAAGATTTGGAATAAAAGTAGGCACACCTGCTCTCATATTTTCCTCAATACCCTTGCCCGCCTCTGATTCTACATAATGGCTAATATCAAGATTACCCTTTTCATCGGCTCCGTAATATCCCGGCTTGCTCGACGACGCTAAACCGAGATAATCCGAGGGTCTCATCATAACTTTGCCCGCCATCCTACCAAACCACGGCCTCCCACCCATCGGAAAATAATTCGGGATAATACGATTGCTTTCCCAATCATGCCAATCGTTCTTCCAATGACTCGGCTTCTCGCCTAAATCCCTCGTTTGTGGAAAACCTTTTTCATCAAACCATTTTTTGTCCTTTTTATTTTTACCTGAATAAATCGGCTCATCCCTATCCCAAAATTCAGTCGGCCCAACTTTGTATCTCGCCATTTTGAGAACTTGCCACGCTTGGTTGAAGGGGTTCATCGCGTATCCTCCCATTTGACACTTGGATATTCTTTACCATCTATTTGTGAATGCTGTTTCATATTTCTTCGTGCTATTTCGGTTAAAGGCATAGGAAATTGAG